GTAGACTCCAAATATTTAATCAGGTCTTCAATTCCTTCCCGTTTAGTTGACCTAAGTAAATTATAAAATTGTACTGTATTAGAATCACGTTCTTTCTGATTTAACATTAGTAATATACCTCACATGTGTAGGATGGTGAATATTCTTCCTTTAATCCGTCAATTACATTATGAATATTATCTACGTCATATACTTCAATATCTTTAACATATTCGTATGTCTTTGTATTTTGTACCTTAACTCTATAACATCTCGATAATGGTAATTTGTAGAAAGTGATTGAATATTTGTCCATTTTAATCTATTTACCTCTTTTCTAAAATATATAATAACATAATATTTAATTGATGTAAACTATTTCACCATAGCATAGTAATTATGCTGTCCCCTCTTTTCACCTGGTTCCCAATAAACTTTTATTTTCTTATATGATTCAATAAGTGGTATTAAATCTTCAGGAGTTTTAATATTAACTATCTCCTTAAATTTATATTTATTAAAATATTCTGATTTAGCCTTGTCTGATCTTCTACTAGCTTTCTTAAACAACTCATTAGCTTTATCAGACTTTTTCTTATCAGAATCTGATACCTGAATAATATTTGACTTTACTAACTTATATTTCCAATCATCTGTTTCTTCATATTCTTCAAGAATAGTTACATTGTCTTTAGTAATGCCATATGTATTAAGTATCCTTTTATAAAGTTGATTATGATTATCAGCTGTCATATAGAATTGTTTGGTTGTTCTTTCATCTGTGATAACACTAAAAGAATAAATCATAAATTAACCTCCAAATGAAAAATCTGGTTCACCATCCGGTTCAAGAATTTTCTTCCATCTAGCAAACTTCTTACTCTTATTATCTATATTTGAATTTTCATAACCTCTAGCATAATTCATCATCTTAATACAATATTCATTATAGAAATTTTCCATTGGTTCAATTTCTTCGAAATAGTACTCTCTATAATTACTTGAACCATAACTAACTACAAGAAGATATTTAAACTTATTTGGAACTTTACTCTTTTTCATTATTTCTTACCTCTATTTTTAGTATAACAAATTAAAAAGTGGAAGTAAACTACTTCCACTTAACACATTTTCTCCAATACTTCAACCAAGATTCAAGAGTAGGATACCTGTCAGTAAACCATTGTAATCCCGTCCTCTTCTCATCATCCAATCTCATGTAATAATCTTTTATAGCCATATCTTCTGACCAATACCACCGATAATCACAAATATTGTAACTACAACAATGCTTCTTATAATCGGAACCTTGAATTAACTCATCGCTGTTTCTAAACTTATTTCTTATCGAATGATTATAATACTTCTTAAAATAACGTCTCCTTAAATTCTTACCATGACTATCTGTTACATATGTATTATATTTATACGATCTACTCATAATCATAATCCTCCATCAGCATTTGATTAAATCTCCTGTAATTCTTATAGTAATTATAATAATCTAATTCATTATAATAATCATTAAGGTTACCTAAATCTTCATTGGTTATTTCACCTTTACTTAAAATTAACCTTACATTATTATTAATTCTATAAATTTCCCTATTACAAACGCTTTGGTAATTATTAATCATGAATACACTACCTCACTTTCTGATTATATTTTACTAAATAAGTGATAAAATGTAAACTAAAAGAGGATCATATGATCCTCTTCTTATTATCCTTTAGCTTGTCCGTTTGTAAAAGATTTTGTAATATTTTCCATTTCAGCACAAGGTTCAGTGTAGAAGTCTTCAAGTTCAACAAACTTCATACCTCTCTCTGCACCTAACCTTTGAGCTTCTTTTTCAGCACATTTTTTACAAAGTGGTGAAACAAATCTTTTTGAAATATATCTAGCAGGCTTACCACAAAGTACGCATTTTTCTTCCATATCTATCTCCTTAAATAACATTTAAGTCTGAACGTTCATCTAATAAATAAGATGAAATCCTAGAACCTTTAAGTTGTAATCTACCAAAACTATTCATATTTGCACCAGCCTCATGAGCTAATAATACAGACTTACCACCTTTATCACTAATAGATTCAGCATTAGTAGCATAATTATAGTGACCTTGTAATACAGCAGTTAATCCTTTTGTATTTTCAATTAATGAGTCTGTTCTTGCTTTATACCTACTATCAGATTCATATGTAGATTTACACATATGAGTAATAACTACTATATAATCAAAGTTTGCATCTTTTAATTCATCAATATATTTCTGAACTTGCTTGAATAACTTATCTCCATCATAGAATACAAAATCACCATAAGTCCATTCACCATCTGAATATGAACCTTGTCCATTAGGAGATGGATAACCTATACCAATTACGCCAATCCTCTTTGAACCAATCTTTGCGGTTCTGTAAGGTTTATAAACTAACTTACCATTACGGAACATATTACAAGCTGTCATACTCTTATCTTGATTTAAGATATTGATTGTCTCGTTAGGATCTCCCCATTTCCACTCATGATTTCCATAAGTTGAAGCGAAGTAATCTTTATTATTCATCTGTGTAGCTGATACCATTTCACCTGTATTTACATAATCAGTGTAAACTCTACAAGGTCTAGACCAGTCACCACAGTCAACTAATAAGGCTTTAATATTGTTCTTTTTAAGTTTTGTTCTGTAACTATTTAAATCATCATAGTTAAATACTGGACTCAAATAGTTTCCATCTTCATCATATCCGACCCATGCTCCATGAACATCAGCTGTATATAATAAGTCAATCTCATCATACTCATTAGGATCAACTATATCATAGTCAAATGGATCAAAGTTATTATCAATAAATGACCTTAACTCAGTGACTTTTGTATATAACTCGTCATATAAATCCATCTGTTCATTTCTATTGACACATGTAAGTGCTATATCTAATGAACTCTTTAAAGCAGGAATTTCCTTCTTTAACTCTGGTCCTCTTCTTGAACTACCAGCAGGATAATATACAACTTCTTCAATACCTGCTACCCAAGCATTATCACCTAATTTATATCAAGTATAATCTGATTTAACTTCAGATGCAAGTACATTATAATTTGAATTTTCTTCACAATAACCGATTCGTTTACTTGAAGTTGTACTATCAGTTCTAATACTTAATAATACATCAGGAACATATAATTGATCTCTATTAATATCTTCAGGAACAGGAGATGGTAATTCAGATGCTACTAAATAATTAATACCGTTAACGTCAGCAACAAATGCTTCATCACCAATCTTATACCACGTATAACCACTTCCCTCATCTTCAGATAAAACATTGTAATAAACATTGTTCTTACAAGTTCCCATTATTTCATCATTAGTTGAAGGTCCTTTTCTGATATTGATTTCTGATCTAGTTACTTGAATCTGATTTACTTTTGTATTCCTATCTACAGGTGTTGGTTCTACCCAAACTGGAGTAGGCTCTTCAGCAGGATAATACTCTACTTCAGGAATTCCTGCTATATATGAATCAGGTCCTAAATGATACCATTTATAACCACCTGAGGTTGTTACATCTAATATATTGTAATAAACAAGATTTTCAACATAACCCATAACAGCACCACTCATTGATGGTTCTTTTCTGATTCTTACAACACCTTGCTTATTATTAATGTAAACTTGATTCTTTAAAGTATCCTTTTCAACAGGAACCGGTTCAACCCATACTTTAGCCTGTTTAAATTCTACTTCATCAACTCCAGCAACTCAAGAATTTTCACCGATATTGTACCAAGTGAAATCACTCTGTACTGACTTATCTATTACATTATAGTACACATGATTTACACATGCTCCCATTATCTCATCTTTTGTTGATGGACCTTTTCTAATTCTTACAACTCCACGGTCATTATTAATGAATATCTGATCTACCTGATCATTTTGTTTTACTACTTCAGGTTGTACTCAATCACTCATAATTTCTTCCGCCTCTTTAAATTCAACTTCTTTAACACCAGCAACCCATGATCTGTAACCAATATTGTATCATGTATAATCATCTTCCTTTTCAATCTTATCTACATTGTAATAAGATAAATTTTTACATGCTCCCATGATTTCAGATTTTGTTGATGCTGATTCTCTAATCCTAACAACTCCAGATTTATTGTTAACATAAATCTGACTTCTACTTCTATCTTCAGGTACTGTTTCAGGTTCAACTCAAACTTCTGGTTCAGGTTTAGGATAAAATTTTATTTCATCTACTCCTGCTACCCAATACTGATTTTCAAGTTTATACCAAGTATATCCATCTGCTTCTTTAATATCAAGTACATCATAAATGCCTTGAGGACAATAAGTACCTGTATATTTTGAAGCTGATAATGATGGATTTGTTCTTACATTAATATATTGACCTAAAACTTCAATCTGATCTTTATTCGCATCACGATCAACTATTTTACTGTTTACAGGTAAATATATAAAACCAATTAATCTACCAACACCATCAAGAGTAATCTTTCCTGGAATTAATTCAACTACACGTGATCTTCAATATTTTCAATCTCGTCTTGATTTATTAGCATCATAGTTTGATTCAGAAATTATAGCATGCGTAGCATCCAAACGTTTTTCTACAAATGCTACATGACCATAATTACCGTCAAATACAGCAACTGAACCAGTAAGAAGCTCTTGACCTTTAGCAAATATAGTTGTCTTATATCAATCTTTAGCATTACCAAATCCACCACCGGCTCTTACCCATGGAAATCTTTCAGTTGCTTCCATAGCTTCATAGCCTCTACAGAAACAATATGTTGTACAATTTGGTAAATTAATATCAGCATACTGTTGAGCAGTATTGAATTGTCCTCCTGGTTTAAAGTATTTGTTAGGATTATTATTTGCGTCCACTCCTTGGACAGATAATCTCTCTAAATACATTTTTATCCTTTCTCTACAATATCACTGTCAACATTATAATCAACTGTACTAGTACTTAATTCAGAATTATAAGTTGCTTCTTTTGCTTCTTTACGTAATCCAAAGAATTCAACAGCATTCCCATACAGTTTAACACCATATACACCAATTGCAAGAATAATAAGAGCATTTAACATTGCTTGAATTGTATATGTTGCTTCACCAATCTGTATAACTGCTAAATCACCTCCGAAGAAAGCGCCAACAAAATATACAAACGATAAGAGTAAAAGAACACCAAGATTAGCAGCAAGGCCTAAAATTAATCTTTTTCAATCAAAATCTTCGCCTTTATCATTGAAAGGTTTACAAGAAAATACTTTAAATCCTGTAAGTGCAACAATGATTGCTAATAAAATTATGGAGTTAGCAAAGAAAGATAATTCAATTTTCATGACTATATCTCCTTTCAGATAATATACCATACAATATTTATTAATTAATATACAATAGGTTTTGGAGGAAAACAGACGTAAGAAGTGCTTCAACTGGTACAGGAACATATAATATAACAATTAATAAATTTATAGTGCTTGAAGCTGATTTATCATAATTAAAAAAGAGGATTCAATCCTCTTTTTTTACATTATAGAACATTGTCCAGCTGTTTTTGTTTTAGCCACTATAGTTGTATTTTCAGTTACAGTTAATGTATATGGATTATTGCTTGATAATAGTGATCCATTTTTATATCATCCATCAATTGTATATCCCCTTATAGGATACATCATAATATCAGTATCTCCTCCTGCATATCCATTACCAACTATAGTTGCTGTATTTTCAGGGTTAGATACTATAGTTAATAAATAACCACCGGATGCTGTTATGTCATATATTTTTGATGTTTCATTATCAGTTGAAGAGTATCCTACTCTTAACTGAGTTGCATATATATCTACATCAAGATTTATTGTAAATGTAGTACTTGATCTAGCTGATCGAGTTTGAGATACTTGATAAATATTTACTCATTGATTATTTACATATGCGTCTATTATACAATATATAGTAGCTGAATATTTTGCTCCTGAATTTCCCACTGTATATGTTCCACTTATATTAAGTAATTTACCACTAGATAATTCTACTATTTTGTTTCCTGTTTTAGATGAAGTTGTATCAGTAGTTTTAATTTGTCCGAGTATTTTCATAATTATTTAATAAATATACTAATAGTGTTTTTTTTTTAATTCTCATTGATTTATGACTAAGTCATGTAATATTTTAATTTTATTATAAAAAGTACATTTGTTTTATATATTAAGTTTCACTTGATTGTATATATTTTAATCTTGTATAATCAGTTATGGTCATAATTAATAAACTCCATATATCCTATAAGGAGTTACATTATTATGCGAAGATGCATCTCATCTAATTGTGCCATCTGAATCAAAATAATATCATCTTCTTCCATATCAGCCTCCGTTACACGTACCACCCATCTCACTACCACCTTTTGGAATAAATACAGTGGTAGCTGGTTTATCAACAGCTGTACAACTTGATACAATAATAAATTTAAATCTACTAAAGTCACCATCAAGTGTAGTTGCTCCAACATTTACAGCTGTAAGGTTTTCATATAAAACTTGTACACTAAAACTATTACTTCACTTTAATCCATATACTTTAATTGGATTTACATTATTATGCGAAGATGCATCTCATCTAATTGTTCCATCTGAATCATAATAATATGTACGTCTACCATAATATGTTCCTCATGTAGGACCTCCATTTGCTTGAGTACCTTTAATAAGTACAACAGTCGATGCAGGAGTATCAGCTGCTACACGATTAGTTATTACTATCATATCATATTGTGGAAAAGTACCTAAATTCATTTCTCCAACAGCTTCTACCGATGGATTTGTATATAAAGTATCCATTGTTATCATAAATTTAAATCCTCTTACTTAAATCCCATTATAAGTCAAGGAGTAACATTTGAGCCAGCATCAAATGAAAATGTACCATTGGATGCATATGTATAAGTTCTATATCCAGAATTTGTACCTCAAGCACAACCTCCTAGATCAGATCCTCCTTTAGCTAAAACAACACAATTTCCTGGTGTACCGGTTTCAGAACCTACTATGTTTAATACAACTATAAATTTATAATCATATACTCCAAGTGTTGTTGCACCAGGAACTGTTCCTGAATATGTATATAAAATATCCATTTTTGCAGGTACTGTATGTTTTCTAATTAAACAGTTACCCATAATCTATTCACATTATATATTTAATGTTAACACCCTCTTAAAATAACTCCATGAGTCCTAGGACAATTAAATATTTTCCTCCTTTTCTTATAATTATAGAGTACCCATCTACGAACTTCCCTAGGTTTAAGTGTAAAAGTCTCCGGTATACTTTTTGCATTTAAGATAATATACAATAAATTTAGCAGTCATTTATACATTATTATATAGTTAAAATAAAGCTACCTCTTCTATTATTGGCTCTACTACTTCATCAATTAATTCTGATCTATCTTTTCCATTTGTACTACAATACTTTTGATATTCACACCATCTACAAGATAAGCTATATCTTTTTTCATAAGATGTAGCTTTTTTCATTAGGTTCATTCTTGCAAAGAACCAACTTACTTGTTGAGGATCATAATCAACTTTTACAAATTGTACATCATGCTTAATAATCCATTTATTGAACTTTGTTTTTAAATCTTCTTCAGATAAATCTTCATTAAGTTTCTCTGAAAATTTAGGAATCATTACGTAATACATATCTCTGATTTTATTACCTGTTAATCTTTCATAAAAATTCTTATAGACATGTATTTGTCCTGATTTCATATATTTAGATGGACTTGCTGAAGTAAATTTAAAATCATAAAGATCATAAACTCCTTCATCTACTTTAACCAGTCCGTCAATATAACCAACAAAATTATCAGTTAATAATTTATGCTCATACTCTGCACATTCAGGTATCTGCTCAATTGCTTTCTTCATTAACTGTTCCATCTTGAATATCTCAATATCATGATCAGTTCCTAAAGATGGAAAATTTGACTTATAACTATTTATACCTTCCTCTATTGACCTCTTCTCAATCGCTTCATGTACAGCTGTGCCTTCAAATAAAGGATTATCAGGTCTTAAGTCTGGTTTTGTTTGTAATTTATCTAAATACTTTAATTTATATTTAAAAGGACACTCCCACCATGTAGAAGTTGACGAAAAACTATATCTCATAACAATATACCTCTTATTATATTATAATAAAAAGGTTAGTTTTTGTAAACTAACCTACATGTGTTTTTGAGAATAGTTAAATGTTTGCATTTCTTGAATTTTTGAAGAAAGTATCTTCGATAGGGCTTTAGAAACATCGTTTGCTTGATCAACTTTATCTTTTAGGATTTTACTACACCTTGAATAAATAAAATTAAGAACATTATCTGATAATGCTGTTTGATCTGCATGAGCCCTTAATTGCTGAACAGTGTATTTTTCTCCAGCAGCATAATTACCTTGCTTTTCAAGATATGCATTATTGTATGTAGTCTGATACTGCAATTTACTTACATCTTCCAATCAACCAATTTTCTCAAGTTTTTCTGTTGTAAAAAATATTGTTGTTGTTAAATCCAATAATGCCTTCTGAATAGATAAAATATCAAAATCTAAATCATACTGTCTACACTGATCAAGATAAGCTTTAACTGCTCCTACCTTTTCATCTAAATCTTTTGAATATTCCTCTAATAAAGGTCTACCAATTGATTCAAAATATTCCATATTAGAATTTAATTCTTGAGCATGTTGTAATAAATCTTCCTGGTTAATCTGTACTTTTGCCATAATTAATTAACTCCGAATAATTACTTTTCATAAATGTTCTTAATTTATAGGATGGAATCTCCAGGATAGGATAATCATCATTATCAAACATTTTTCTGATATTATAAGATTTTAATCCTTCTTTTTGAATCTTTTCCATTGTTTGAACTGGTATCCATAATACTTTATCATAATCAATAAATCATACGACAAATCCTACACGAACACCTTTTATATTTTTATATTCCAACATCTGATCATATTGTCTTAAATCAGAAAATGGAAGTGTATTACCTTGAATTGACTTACAATCAATTATAAACATTAAAGGATATTTATAACAAATAAAGTCACCAACATTTCTCTGTCCCATATACCCTGACATTGTATCATAGAGTCTATAGCAAACAGAATCAGGGACCGATTCTACTCAGTCTGATTTAAATCGGTCCTCAAATTTCTTCCCGCGAGATGCCATTACTGTGACACCTTAAGTTCTGGAATAATATCAGTTACAGTTGGTTGTACACAACAAAATGCTTTACCATCACCGAAACACAATGTAACATAATCCTCTTCACATCCATTAATAATTAATGACAAGTTATCAGTATTTAATAATGCTGTGTAAGTTTCTTCAAGAGTCGGTACTTCATTTGAATATGTAACTACTTCCTTATTATCGGATGACCAGTCACTAATTGTAACACTGTCCTTTGTAAATTCAAATTTACCATAATTCTTTGTACCATCATTGAATAACATTAATCTTCCAAGAGCCTGTAATAATGCTGTCTTATTAATTACAGCTGAATGAACATAATCTTTTGTTGCCATTCCTCTAATTGCAGTTACTGGTACACTTGATACTAAACTTGAATCCGATAATTTTGCTGTTAATACAACTTTATCAGTACTGAATCTTACCTTCGTCTGAATTAAATCTTCAGTAACAGGATCTTGTCCAATTTCAAATTTAACTGAATCATCATCCTTAAATAATTTAAGAAGTTTAACTACCTTATCACTTAATAAGATTTTAACAGGTTTTTCAAGTGTAAAACTATTAACACATGCTCCAGATGTAAATGTAATTGCTCCATTCTCATCAATATAATAATACTTCTGAACAGGTTTAGCTGCAATACCCCTTAATAATTCTTTTGAATTATATGTGAGAATTGACTGTAAGATTGAACTTGCAATTGACATATCATTTGTTACATTATTAATATCAATTGTAGGTAATGACATTAATTCACCATTGTTATAAATCATTGGTAACTTATAATCGCCATTACCTTTAATCTTAATAAAATTCTGTTCAGCTGTAATTTCAATTGTTTCAGATGTAATCTTACTGATCAGTGACAAGAATAATTTTGCATCAACTGCAGCTTTTAAATTTACTTCTTCATCTAAATTAAATTTCACTGTAACATAATACTCTTTATTTGTTACATTAAGATTTAACACTGTACCATTAGCTGATAATTCCAATGTCTCTGTAAGTAATGAAGCATTTTTATTATCAATTGCTGCAAGAATATAACTACAAGAATCAATAAATTCCTTAGAGTGTAAAATCAATTTCTAACTACCTCCTAACTCCATAAATCTGTCTCAGCTATACCTATCGTTTCTATCTGTCTATATTTTTCATCAATTATTTTAGGTGTGAAATTCTTATATGGTATATGAGTATCTTTAACACTCTTACCAATATCTATACCACCACTCATAATTGATTTTTGTTGAATATATTCACTAAGTGACATACCTTTATAACTATCACCTGTTACTGCTGGTTCCCTACAATTAACCTGTAATCCAAATGGACAAATACTTAATTTACCTCTCATATTATTATTTAAGATAATTGTCATATCTTCCATCATAGATGCTTTATAAGGTTCCATTTTCTTATCAATATCGTACACTATCATATTACCAAATCTTTGAGAATAATTAAGTGTTGACTCTTCATTAACTCCAATATAATATGCTGAATTTGGTGGACCAGTTAAGTATATATCATTACTTGAATTAAGTAAACTAATATACATATCCATCATATCATCTATATTGAATTTTTTAATAGCTGATATTTTATGTTCTTTATTTAAATATCTTAAACTGAATGACATAATATCATCAAATAAATATCCTATGTACTTTACTCCTAATTGTCTAGCAAAATCTTCAACTGCCAATCTTGAATACGTACATATTTTATGTGTCTTATTATAAACACCTATTGCATCTACTTGATCATAATAATCACTTCTTTCAAATGTTAAAAGATTTTCATATTGTTTATACTCTTCAAACTTTGGATCATCTGTACTTACAACAATATAAATTGGATATTTTGCATTACACTTTTCCAATGATTTTAGTGTTGGTATAAATTCTGGTTTACCATAACTTGCTATAAAATAAGCGAAATTATTTTTCATTTACTAAACCTTCAATCAACTTTTGATAATCTTCAAAATATTTAAAATAACCCTTTTCAATTGCTCTATCAGTATCAACAATTACAAGTTTTAAATCTTCTAAATAATTTTTGATATTCCTAGGAGCATCTGAATAATAATCAGCTATTTTATTAAAATTAAATTCAATTTGCCTTGTCGCTAATAACTTTAACAATTGTTTCTGTCTTGAATTAAGTGAAGTATCACAGTCAATTTTTTCTTCCCATTTAGTATACTCACTTAAATCCATAGTGTCTTCAATTGTTGCAGATGACTCATTTGGAGTATAATATACATTATTTTCCATAATTAAATTATATCAAATTAAAAGTAATTAGTAAACTACTTTTTAAACCTATCACTAATTATTTTAGGACAACAGTATTCCCATTGAATCATATGATGTATTCTTGTATTGGAAGTTACCATTGCCATAATCTTTGAACAGTTTGGATTAGTTATAACAGTGTAGAATGATTTAACATAAGTACCTAATTCAAGATATACATCTGTTAATCCACTTGCATTTGCCTGTGTTGTAACCTGATTCAATACGACGTCTGATGTAGTAAGAATTAAATAACCTCTTTGTCCATATGTACAATACATATTAACGTCTTCATTAATTCTTCCCATAAAATAGAATGGCCTATCTGTTCTACAAAAGAATGCATTCATTGCCTTTCTTTTATATTTATGTCTCCAAATATAAGCTCCAATTCCGCCTATAAAATCTCCACCTTGAGCCCATGCAATTGTAAGTGCTCCTGAAGTATCAAGGAAATCAAGATATGCTTCAATTACATCATCAATGTGTTTAATCTTATGAGCTCTTAATTTATCTCCATCCTCATATCTTGTTCTAAACTCTACATAGTCATCATCAAGTTCCAAGAAATGTGTTAAACCTAATTCAGATGCAATCCTAAAACACTCATTTCTCGCATGTAATACTATCTGTTTACTTTTAACAATATCACATGTATCATTCTTTTTTGCTGCTTCAGCTTTATCAAAAATAATAATGTGATCCTCACCAAACTTCTCAATGTAATGAGGTACTGTTGGATCTTCATTATCTACTACAATATACCAATCACCTGTATAACCACACTCATGTAATGTATCAAGTGTGTACATATGATCAGCTCTACCATGTGATAATATTAATACAGCAAACTTCCTATTCTCCATCACTATCTCCATCTGAATCCCATGACATAATATTATTAATCTTTTCACTCATCTGAACATATCCATTTGCAATTGCATCATTAAAATCAATAATAACAAGTGCAGAACGTTCCATTAATTTCTGTAATTCCTTATTACCATGAGCATAATAATCTGCAATCTTTGAATATGTAAATTTAATATGTCTTGTAGCTGCTAACTTAAGGAAATATTTTTCTTCAGGAGATACATTTGATTTATTAATCTCTTCAACTAATTCATCATATTTAGTTGTATCTACACATTCAGTAAGTGAAGGACATACCTCACTAGGAATATACTGAGGAATTTGAAGTTTCGTAGTATAGATCGTTTTCCTTAATTGTTCTTCTTCTTTTGTTTCTTCTTCTGTACCAAATAAATTTACTTCCTGCATACCTGTCTCCTAAATATCTTCATGCGTATTTATTTCAAAAGTTCCATTGCACATCTGTTCAATATACTTCTCTTTAATCATTGGGAACTTCTTTTTTATTATATCAATATTCCCTGATTTTGTAAACTCTTTCTTGACTTCAGCTGAACTTTCATCAAGATACCATCTTTTAACATTATAACCATCACATTTCCATGGTACAGCTGAACACTTTGTTCTTGCTGCTTCTACCATTACTTCTGATAATCTCTTTGCTGCTCTTTCAGAATTTTCAGTGGGAGCCTCACCAAACATTTCATCATGCACCGTCGCGAGTAAATGGAACCCTAACTTATTTAATTCAGGATCATTATCTACCATAATCATTGCTAACTTTGTCATTGATGCTGCTGTACCTTGAATCCTTGCATTTAAACATTGTCTTAATGACCTTGTAATAAATCCCTTATTATTTTTTACATTAAATCCTTCTTTAAATGCTTGCTGTGTTATATTATCTACTTCCTTTTTCCACTTTGCTTTTGACAACTTATCTTGATATTGTTTAATCTTCATTTGAGTTGCCTTATCCTCATGTGGAAGTGCACCTAATAATGGATTAAATTCATAATTATTCTTATACTTTTCATTAGGTTTTACTTCATACTCTGGAAGTTGTGCATCTGGAATATGTCTTCTTCTTCCCCACATATCAGTTACATAACCTTTTTCTCTTAACATCTTTTGAGAATCTTTTGTTAATTGATCAACTCCTTTAAATCCTTTATAAAAGTTATCAATAATTTCTTGAGCTTCTTCCAAAGACATTTCAAGTTTTTCTGCTAATGACTGTGCTCCCATTCCATATGTAATACCTAAAAGAATAACTTTTGCTTTACTTCTTCTTACTTTACCTTCAGGTTGTAATACATGTGTTACTGGATTAAATTCCAAATTATCTTCATAATTATTTTTAAAACATATACTACCAATTCGAGCATATAAATCTTCACCTCTTTCATATGCTCCAATCATATCCTTATCATTACCTAATGCTGCTGTACTTCTCGGTTCCTGTGCTGAATAGTCACATCCAACTATTGAATATCCATCTCTCGCTTTAAATATCATTCTAATGAACTTGTCATGAGATGGAATCTGCTGTAAATTTGGATCAGTACTACTAAATCTACCAGTTACTGTTCCGCATGGATTAAATCTTGCATGTAATGAATTATCACTTTTTGCAAATGTTGGAATCTTATCAATAAATGAATTAATCAGAATATCTACTTCTCGCTTTTCTAACAATAATTCACAGATTTTAACATGCTTTTCATTTGCTAATATCTCTAATGCAGCTGCATCAGTTGTTCTTGGTTTTTTCTTATCTACTACAGGAACTTGTAATATATCATACAGGAGAATTGCCATCTGTGTTGGACTACCTAATTCAATAGGATCAGATAATTGTTCAACTTTAGATTTACCATAGCCATCACCTTTTTTATTAGGTTGTTTCATATTTGCATCTGGACTTAATTTCCATTCATCTATATATGGTTGTAATCTATCAAGCTCTTCATTAATTCTACCTTGAATCTCATCCGCCTTCTTATGATATTCAATTGACATTTTTTGAGCATAATCTTTATCTATTTCAATACCTCTCAACTCCATCTTAACTACAACTGGAATAATTGGTATTTCAATATCCATTAATAACTTATAAATTTCCTCATTTTCAGGTTTCTCAAATTCTTTTAACTGATATTCATATAATTTATAAGTTTTATATGGATCAAGTGCTGCATAATATGCAAATAATTCAGGTTTAAAAATACCGTAAGGTAATCCTTTAAATAAATGTTCAATATCATATTTTTCTTCTTCTGGATCAATATGTAATTTATACTGTGCTTTTAAACCTGCTTGTTCATTTTCATCTAATAACTTTGAACCAGGAATTGTATCCCAATAAACTGGTAACATAACTTTACAAGTTGAATATAATACTTCAATATCGAATGATGCATTTGTATATACAATCTTAATATTATTATCAACCAACCTCTGTAATTGCTCACCAATTTCCATTTCATTCAATTGATTTGATAATAATTGTTCTGTATCTTTATTAATATGATTTACTGGAATATATGCATACTTTTCACCTGGAGTATATAAACATAATCCCATTAATTTACAATCAATCGTATCTAATGTATTATTTGTTTCTGTATCTATTGCAATAATTCCATTTTCAATTGCCTTATTAATATAATCAATAAAAGTTACACTATCTCTAATTGTAACAATATCGTCTTTATATTTACCTAAAATTCTATAAACATCCTGCTCAATAAGTTCCATTTTTTCTTCAATTGAAACACTCTTTGATTTCAATTTCTTTTCCAATGAAACTTCTTTGACTACTTTTTTATTTTTTGTCTTATTTAAAATCTTTTGGAGGTCTTCTTCTTTTACATTGAATTCCTCTCCCCAAAGTGAATCCATACAATAATCTCCTTATACAAATACATTATAACATACTGAAAATATATTGTAAACTAAAAAGGGATATTTCTATCCCTTTTTAATATTTAACAGGAGTTCTTGTTGCTCCACTTTGAGCTGTATATGTTGGTCTATCTACTCCCATTTTTGGAGGTGTATACTCTGTCTGAGGTGTAAATGTTGATCTTGTATTAGGTGCAGCTGCTGCAGTTTCACTTACTCCTGAAGTTGGAGGTACTTCAAGTCCCATTTCAACTGCCATCGCATGCAATTCTAACTCATTCCTGTCAATAATTGCTGTACCTAACGGTGAATAATTTTCAAATGCTGAAAAATCTTTTGGATACAACTGTTCATTATAAATTGAAGGATTACCAAACATAATTGAATATGTTGTCTGCATATCTCCTCTTGCTCCAGACCTCTTTACCTTAAATACATTATCACATAACGGACCATATTCCGTAAATAAGTTTGTAAGAATCTGCATGTAACTTGTCGGTCTTTCCCAAATTCTTGCTTGAGGTACAATATTTCCGTTCTCATCTCTAGTATATTCAATTAATCTAATATAAAACCTTTGCTGTAACTGAACACCTGCTGCACATAATGGACAAGAATGAACACCTAAACGTAAATCATTAATACAATTTACTTTCCTAAACTTACCATCAATTGTTACAGGATGTACAGTATATACTTCAAATTCTGAAGGATCTGAATAACAAAATCTAACTATAGCTTCATCACCATCATCTCTCAAACTGAAATAACCGACCCTAGGACCTTGAGATTGTCTTGCTTCCTGTCTCTGTTCTTTTTCAGCCTGCATCTTTAAAAATTCATCTCTACTGATAAATCCCATTTAAATAACATCTCCTTTACTATGTAATTATTATATAATTCTTTCTCTATTTTGTAAACTAATTTCGAATTGTTCTCTTGATAAATCATTTAAATCTTTACCTTCAGGAAAATTAATCTTATCAATATATACACCTTTTCTTACTAAATTTAAGAACCTTTCAGTTCCTTTTCTTCCTGCATCATCAGGATCATACGCTAATATCCAATTTATCACTGATGTATTATTTAATTCATTCATCTGCTCTTTTGTTGTACCTGCTCCTAAAAGTGCTATTGCAGGATAACCATATGACCAAGCTGTAAGACAATTAATCTGACTTTCACATACAATAACTGATTTACAATTTCTCTTTAATACTTCACTTAATCCAAATATATCACCTTTACTTGCTAAACTATCAATGATGAATCTTTTACCTACAATACTCCTCCTAGTGAGATATTTTAATCTACCATATCTGTCACGCACTGGGAATACTATACATTGTGTATCTGGATCATACTTTATTTTAAACATCTTTATAACTTCATCAGTTAATTTTCTTTGAGTCATATATGGATGATATGATTCAAATTTATCTAAAACTGACTCATCTAAAAATGTTTCTTCCTTTTTCTTCTCTATTTTAGGTAATATTAAATCTCGTTTAATGTAATCACTTGCATAATTTGATAATAACCAATTTTCGCCATACTCTTCATTTTTATTAAAACATTCACCTACAAATCTACTAAATGGTCCTTTTGATCCACAAGTGAAACAATGATAAAATCCATATGGAATATCTTCATTTTGCAGATTAATATAACAAGATGGATGTTTTTCTTGTCCACCATTATGAACTGGACAAGTTACTGCTATACCAGAGCCACTAATTTTAAATTGAGATAATTTTCCATTATTACAAACACTTTTTATATCATAAAGTATATCAATAATGTCCTTACTAATTACTCTATCTTTAATTATTAATTGTTCCATTAGAATGGTAATTCATCTCCTGCTATTTCATAATTAAAATTCATAGGTGACCTCGACTGTTCAGTTTCAGTTGTAGGAATTTCCTCAAGTTCACCATCCTCTTGAATATATTCAAATTTTCCTGTATCCAAATCTATTGAATAATTTAACGTTTTACCTGTACCACCATCTCTTGCTTTAACTATATGTAATGTCATAATTCCATCTTTTTGTGATACACCAATAATTGTTGTACTATCTTGACCAATTCTATCTGATTGACCAATATGTTCAGTTCCTGCAAATCCATTATCTTCAACTGATGTTCTATTCTGCTGTGTTACTGTAATAATTGGAATATGTTTTCTTACTTGTAACATTTTAATATCTTTTGAAATATTTGCTGCTTTTTCAAAAGATGTTCTAGCCCTATTTCTATCAGTTAATAATGTCTGCTGATCAACATATAAAATATCCAAATTATACTTCTCAACAAAACTTGTTAATGTATCAACTGTAGGATCCTCATTAATCATATCTGGTGTCAATACATAAATTTTACCTTTATGATTATTTTTTAAATTATCTAAATAATTTTTATACTGAACACCTACATCAACATTACCCCTAATAATCTTTGTATTTGAGATATGTGACATTAATGTATCCATTCTAAAACTAACTTTATTTAACTCAATTTCACCTGAATATAATCCTACTGTCAATCCTCTACTTGCTGCAGCTACAATTGATTTTAATAAACACCATGATTTACCTTGACCACTTCTTGCAATAATTGTTGCATATTCATTCTTTCTATCCCAACCACCAAGAATCTGATCCAACTCTTTAAATCCTGTTGTAACATAATAATTTGTTAAATTTGAACATTTATCCAAATATTCATCATATCTCGATGTATCACTTAAAATATCTACTGCATTTAAATGTTTACTTTCCTGTGCCTGATCAGCTGATCTTGATAATAAATCCATCGCTTTATCAGTATCACCCTTTAATAACAAATCTCTAATTTTATTGAATGTACTTGCTAAAAAGTTTTCATTCTTCTCTCTATACAATTCATCCAATAAATAATCTATTGACTCATTAACTTGTAATACTTCAAAATCAGGAAATGATTTTAAGAATGTTGCTAAATCTGGTACTTGATTATAATTTTTGTAATGTAAATAAATGAAATTAAATTCATTTCTAAAATTAGGAAAATAATCAGCTGTTAATCCATTATCAAGTATAATACTTAAATTTCCAGTTGATAAAATAATATTTAATACTTGCAATTGTGTTAACATCTATATTCACCTACGTTTCTATTATCTCCATCTTTAATCTCCTTGATGGTTGAATACTTTACAATACGACTATATAATCTTTCATCTAAAATATTTCTTAACTGTTTTGGTAATAAATTTGATGTAAAAATACAACTTTTCATATTGTTTGTTCTTTCATCAATCCAATAATATAAATTACCCATATCAAATTGACTGATATCCTTAACACCTAAATCATCAAATACTACCAACTTCGATGATAAAATCTTTCTTTCCGTATCAATAACCTTACTATGTAATTCAAGATCACTTATTGATAATTTCTTCTCATTTAAAAAGTTTGTTACATTAATAAATAATGCTGGACAATTATTTTTAAACTTGATGTTTTGAACTTCATCAATATATTCCTTTAAAAATTTAATACTTCATGTCGTCTTCCCATTACCAACATTATTTGAACAAATTAAAAGATTCTCACCTTTATCAACAAATTCCCTAATATTTAACTTAATATTATTTAATTCCTTAAATACTTGTTCATCTACTTTTGCAGGTATCAATGAAATCTCATTTAAATACCTCTTTGGTATAAGCGAATTATTCAAATAAACTTCTTTTAATGACATAATTCTCCTTTCATTCTAAATATAATCTATTTAAAATGATTTGTAAACTAAAAAGATAAATCTGACCTTTCCTTTAATTTATCTACAGATTTTACTTCAGGTACATATCCTTCAGAACTTTGAACTAACCAAGCCTGCTGTAAATACTCTTCCATTTTAGGTCCAAATAAAGTTGATGGTCTTAAATAGATATTACTTAATTGTCCTGTTGAAAATCTTGTAGGATGTTCTCCCCACTCTTTCCATTTAAAATCAATTACATCATAAAAGTCCTGAAGTTTTGCTCCTTCATTAAGTCTTGATTTAATAATTCTTTTTGTACCATTCGATGATGATCTAAATTTAGTGTCACATCTTTCATTAAAATACTTAATAATTAAATCAACTTTTTCCTGTAACTCTTTTTCTTTAGTATATTTATTATCTATTTTATTACTAATATTATTATCTATATTATTATGTGAACTTTGTTTACATTCATTATCATTTTCATGTAAACTTTGTTCACTATTGAAGTTAATTTTGTTTACATTAATATAATATGCATTGTTAGGTTTACCTTCAATTTTAATTATTAACCCATCTTCCTGCAATTGTTTTAATGCTTTAATTACTCCTTGTCTTGTACTATTTGTCCAATGTTCAAAATAACTTAAACTACCGTGAAATGTACTTTCTCCATCCTGACAAAATCCATAAATAATCGCATAAATTAATAATTGATTACCTTTTAATCCTAATTTACTTAACATCCATCCTTGAATATTAATATAATTTTCATTTTTAATCACCAAATAAACCCTCCTTTTTCAGTTTAAATAATAGTGATTTTAATTTCATCTTAATTGACCTAGTTGATAATTTTTGAATTGTTCTTACAGTCTTCTTGAAAATATTTTCATCTAAATTGTAATATTCATGATAATATTCAAAATAATTATCATCTAAATCCCTTAATGATTTTATAACTTTCTTTTCATCATATCCTGAATAATTATTATAACAAATAACATCTAAAAGTAAACCAGATAATGTTTCACCTTTTTCAAAATATTCTGAAATAAAAATACGAATATTATCTATTTCACTTGATTCCATATCAAATAATAAACCATCAGTAGCATCATTAAATTCTTCATGTACACCATCAAGACTGAGAACATTAAAATTTGAACGTCTCCTATATGCATTGAGTCTTGATAGCATTATACCTCTTTGACGCTTAAGTACTATATGAAATGCTTTATCGGGTGCAGCTGGATCACCATACAAAGAGCTTTCAGGATTTTCCCAAACCCTTTTATTCAAAACATATCTTAATGTATCTATTAAACAATCATAACACTCTTCAAATGTAACGTGCCTATTACATTGAACATATACTCTTCCTGCATAGCCCCATGTTCTACATACTATACCAGCAAAAAAGTTTTCTGAAATAGGTTCATTTTCATTCTTAATATATTCAAAGAAAAGTTCATTAATGTTATAATCTTTTCAATTAATTACTTCTGCTTTTTTACGATACTCATTATAAATCTGTTCTAACATTTAAAATACCAATATGCTCTTTCTATTAAACTGTGTAACAGGATCTTCACCTACATAATACTTAAGTACATGTTCTTTCATCTCTTCAGGTGACTTTTCAATGCACTCACCTACAACTTTACCAAATAATTCCATATTTTTAAGTTGCTCTTCATAATTAAGATACACCCTACCGAGTACCATTAACTGTTCAAGAACTTCACTTATAATCATACCTGTATGGAATTGATTATTAAAGATATTATTTCCTTTAAAGAACATATCACTATAACACCAGATTGATACAACTTCCTTTTCCTTAAGAATATCAGCAAATGAATCATCTACTATATATCCACCAACTCTAGGATTAAGAAGACCTCCAGGAGTGCCATGTCCAAGAAGGATGATTTTATTATGTTTTTTAATCATTTCCATAGCATAATCTTTACACCAATAAGGATGAGATTTTAATTCTTCTATAGTAAAATTGACTACATCATATCCTTTCCCATCATAAATAAGTTTAAGGAAATCTGTACTTCTATCATTAGGGTGAATAACTAATACATTTGACATTAGCAAAAATCCTCCTCGAATTTATCTTCAAGATACTGTTGAAGTTGTTCTTCTTCATTTTTCTCAATATAATAATCAATAAACTGCTGTTCAAATTGATGCTGTAAATCTACGGGCGTTTCAGAATCAGGATATATCCAATAATTATTATTACGATATTCATACATTTCTACATAATTACCATCGCTTTCGATTTCCTTACTCACAAATCTTGCATTATTTCTATATGGCATATCTTTACCTCCTTGTGATACTATTATAATAAAAATAAAATTGGGTGTAAACTAATTTTACAACCCAATTGATTTAAAAAATGTATCTAATCCAACTTCTGCTGATTCTTTTTCAGATTTATTTTCATTAGCAATTAATCTATCTATTGCTCTTTGAGCATCTTCATGCTGAACTTTTGGTGAACTTACTGAATAAGAATTGTCATTTGGATATTCAACTTCGTATTTATGACCTTTATAAGAGTATTCTACGAAATTTGAATACTTATTATAAAATTTATTTCCTGTAGGTACTGCACTATTCTTCACAGCTGTAGTCCTCGTATCTGATTTCTGCAATCATTGTGATTGTGCATGGTTCTACATTTTTGTAGTAATCGTCTGAGTAAGCAGCCATGATTTCTTTCTTTGCTTCTCTGTAGTTCTTGGCATTCCAGTATTCAGTTGCATGATACATACCGTTTTTGTAATAAATTTCGTAGATAAACCTCTTCATATTTCTTACCTCTTTTCTGACTTTATTATACTAAAATATAGTGTCTATGTAAACTAAATTTACCAAATACGATCTGTACGATATTCGTACACTTTATCAAGAGTCCATTTATAATTAGGATAATCTTTATTTACTCTTCTTTCAGCATTATCTACTGATATAGCTCTATAAGTAGCATGCTGACCGATTTCATTAACGAATCTATAACCACTATAGTGTTCACCTCTGACACCTGAATTCTTTAATCTACCTTCACGGATAATGACGGAGATAGTTGAATTACCATACTTGCTGTCACTTCTTGTGAAAGAACCTTTAACTGTTTCACAGTCAGAGTAGTGCATTTTATACTGTTTATAAGGCATTTCCCAAATGAAATCTCCATCCTTAAGAGAAGCGATCTGATCTTTAGCAATCTCTTCCTGCTTTTCTTCCCAAGTAGGTTCCCTATGAACAATTTCCTGAAGTTTAACTCTTGTGAGAAGAATCTGATGCTCACCTTTATAGTCATTTTCACCCTTAATGGATGCTGTAATCTTGAGTGTAGAACCCTTTGTAGGATACACTGGTTTAAGTGATCCATCTTCCTGCTCTACATCAATGAAAAGAAGATTTGTAGTCTTCCATACATATACCTTACTTGACTTATCAAGGAACTTATAGATATAAACAGTATTTCCGTAATATCCATAGTTTGAATAGAAACTATACTCGTTAATGAATTTTACTTCTCCAGTGAACTTTTCCATCTTACTTACCTCTATTTACATTATCATTATATCAAATAATGTATTGTATGTAAACTAAATTTACATCAAAAAAGACTTCATTTCTGAAGTCTTCCTGTTCATTCTGATATAGATTTTATTTTGATTAATAAATACTTTACATATCAATTAATTTATTGCCTGATTAATCCTGTTAGATTCCAAGTAATTCCTTAAGTTCATCTAGGTCATTTACTTTACCATCTATCATATAATCTGATACGTTTTTCTTCTTATTTAATAGGTTCCACACTCTTTCATCTATTGTACCGGTACATATTAGGTCATAGATTATTACAGGTTTTGGAGTACCTACTCTTCAACACCTATCGCATGTCTGTTCAAATTCAGCATAAGTCCATGCTGTATCAATATGTATCTCATAACTTGCAGCTGTAAGAGTTACACCTGTACCCATTTTTTGAACGGTACCTAAAAATACTTTATATTCAGGATCAGATTGGAACTTATCTATATTATCTGATACTTCCTTATCTTCTAAATCTCCTGTACCTAATAAAGGTTTATATTGCTTTAATCTTTCTTGAAGTATGTATAAAGGTTCCTTAAAATATGAGAATATAACTACCTTTTCACCATTACTTATGATCTCTTCAACTAAATCAATAGCTCTTTCCAACTTTGTTGGTACAATATTTGATGTACTTAATACTGAAGGAGATGAAGTAGCTTGTCTTAATCTAGTTATAAGTCCTAAAAGATTTGTAGCATTTATCTTGACTTTATCTACTTCATCAAGGATACCGTTCATTATATTCTCATAGAATTTTTGTTGAGTAGTATCCATATCAATATATTCAGGTATAATAGTTTTTGGAGGTAGATTTAAAATAGATTTATCCCTACGCAATGAGCAAGATTCTATTTCATCCTTAAGAATATTAATATTTTTATATCCGACTATTTGATTGTGACCAAACTTCTGTTCAAATACACAATAATAATTCTTAAAGTTTGTTCAAGTTGAATTTTCTTTACCTATAAATTTCAATGGTACAAAAGCATCCAAAGGTGAATTCATAAGTAAAGTACCAGTCATACCAACATGACGTTTACCAACTTGAGTCAATTTTAAAAGATTTTTACCTTGTTGTGATGATGGTGTCTTACTCTTATGTACTTCATCAAATAATATCAGATCGAAATTATTTTTACTGTTCCTTATTGCATCAACTATTAAATTATCCCTTAGTGATTCTATATTTAATATTACAAAGTATTCATCTATTTTATTGTATAATTGCTCTGCTCTATCTTTTATTGATGTATAAGATACTTTACCTTTTGAGTTAATCTTTTCACCTACAATAATACATTGTTCAGATGAGTGTCTTTGTATTTCTTTCTTTCAGTTGTTTTTTAATGAATTAATACCACAGATAATTAAACAATGTTCATAATTTTCCTGTGATTTTAATTCTTCAGCTAGATATATTGTTTCAAGCGTTTTGCCTAATCCAGGAGGATTTAATAAAAGACAATTTGGATTATTTAATAATCATTTTATATCTTCATACTGATAATCAAATGGAGTTGTTTTATATTTGAGCGTAAGTTCATAACTTTGTTCTTGACTATCTTCCATAAATCCTAGTCTCATATTGTCAATATAAGTAAGATTATCAATCAAAAAAGCCAGCTGATTAGCTGGTACTTCCCAAAATTTTTGGGTTTTATGTCAGATAGCTCCATCTGATTGTTTTAATACATTTATAATATCCTGATTATATTCAAAATTTATTCTTAAAGATGTTTCACCTGGACATTTAAATGATTTTATTTCAGTTATATAAATCACTAGAATAACTCTGTTTCATCAAGTTTTATTTTCTTAGGTTTATTTATTGGTGTACTATAATCTTCATCAAAATTTTCACCATTATCAACTTCTACATTAAATGTAAGATTAGCACGAATCTTTAATTTTGATAAACATGATTCACAAATAAATTCTTCTTCATAATTAGGATCATCTCCTAAATAAAATTCAATTTCACCTGAAGCATTTCTTGTAATATCACGCTGTTTGCCAAAGAAACTATCAGGCATAAATATCTCTGATGGTAAATAATTTTGTCCGCATACAGGACAACGTACCACTGTTAAATCTTTCATAATAAAAACCACTCCTATCTATCTGAATATATTATACTATATGTATTATTAAAATTAAACTAAAATAAAAAAAAAGAGGATTGCTCCTCTTAAATTTCGTGGTGTCAAGGTCAGTACTCATTTGTATTGACATCTTTTGTAACTGTATCATCTTTTGTTCAAATATCAATAACTGTTTTTCACAATCCATCGATTTTAACAAAACATTTATTTACTTTCTTTCAGCTATTACCAATTCTGATATATTTACCTGTTTTTGCTCATATACCATAATATCTTTCAGTAATACCTCAATCACTTAATGTCTTATAATTTTTAATTTTAATATCGATAGGTAATTCTATCTTTATTTCATGACCTTGTGAATCGACAATCCTCTCAGGTGGTACAGTATATGTTCCATGATATCCTTTATTAACCATACTTGAATTATCTCAACCATCTGGCATTGTATCTAACCATCCTAGGAATACATAATCTCCACTTCTTAATTTTGATGGAGCATATTTAAGGAATGCTTTATCACCTTGTGAATCTAATGTAGATGTATCAATATTATATGTATGAGTATCTGTTTGAATTGTACCATCATCAGTTAAATAGTATTTACATTCAACTGTATTTACATTATAATCTCATTGAGCATATAGTGTAACATTATTATTAGTATATTCAGTATTAATAGCATCATAGAAATTGTCTCCTATAATAGTATTATTCATTATAGGCGTAATTGCTCTACTTTGATCTGATCATCCTACAAATTTATACCCTAATCTAGTTGGTATTCATAATGGAGTTTTTTGTGTATTTATCTCATATGTTTTATCTATTGTATAATCAGTTACTTTACCTAATTCAGGATCTAATTGACCGCCATTAAGATTAAATCTTATTTGATAATTTTGTTTTTCAGATACTGGGTGTATAGTTAGGTCAGACGAAACTATTGTTTGAGCATCTACAACAGAATTATTTTGATCATATCATGTATTTGTTTTAACATAACCTTTTTTATATACTGTTGGTAATGAATCTACTGTTTTATATACAATGTCACCATAATCTATGCGATATTGCTCCGTTAATGAAGTATTAGAATTTATTGTAAAAGTATCATTTGGTTGTTTACCACTTCAAGATAAAAATATATACTTTCTTGTTTGACTTGTAGATTTATCGCGTTTATCTTGAGATGGTTTTCATCCTTGCATATCAAAATATATATACCTTGGTATATCAGTTGATGATAATGATCTATTATATGCACTTCGAACTTCTACTGATGATCCTTGTGTATATGTAGATGAAGATATTAAATCTCCACCAAAATCATCATTTTGATAATAAGAAAGCGTGTAAGAGTACTTTTTTGTACCCTTCACGCTTATACTTATAGTTATAGGCGTTAAATTAAGTGAAAATGTTTCAGGTGTAATTGGAACTTTATATGTACCTGTTATACTTGCATATAATGAAGCTTCAAATGTTTTTGTACTTTGAGTATATGTATCTGCTACAGATCCTGTACTTGAAGATCATGTTATTACATTTGTATAGTTTTGTAATGGTGGGTTAAAACTACTGGTTGATGATGTAAATCTAAATTGTGATCAGTTTTTTGATGAATCAGTACCTCCAGCAGTATTGACTTTATATGACATATCTGATGATGTAGTTAAAGGTGCAGTTTGGTACAAATATAATCTAGCAGGTCCAATTGTAACATTTCCAGCTGCTGTTGCAATAGCAGTAACTTCAATATATGATTTAATACTTACAGTCGTTCCAGATTTTAACGTAGTTGATAATGTTATAGTACTTGATTTAAATGTTGAACTGCTCCCATTAGGACTTATTGAACCAGAAATATTATAAGATGATGTTGGCATACTTTACTCCTTAATTAGTATACTTGAATCAAAAATCACCATTCTTACCTACATTAGATTGAGGATCACCTTCACTAGCATAAAAAGCAACACCACCATTTGTATCACCACTCATTAAATTACCATCAGTAATTAATGCAGCTTGCGTATATTTATAAGAAACATTATTAGATGATCCACTTGTTTGTGCTAAACCAGATGATGACGTTAATCCAACTATTTCACCTTGTTGATTTACATAAACAGGTTTTATTGCACTACCTTTACCACCAGTAAAACTTACCAATGTTTTATTAAATTCATCAGTAAGAGCTATTTTATTATTTGCTAATTCATCACTATCGATACCTTGTCCAGCAGTTAAATCATCCTGTTTACCATCTAATAAACTTGATAAATTTTTAGTTGGATCACCTTTAAAGTAAATTGAATTACTTGATAATCTAACCTGATTAACTAATGAACCGCCTTGAGATACCTGTAAAGTGTAATATTTATAATCCTCAGTATCAGTTACAGTAAATGGTGAAGTACTTTGTGCTAAACCTGTAAAATCATTATTAACATCAATCTGTGTATCAGTTGTTGATGTAGTATCGAAATTTACAATAGCATTAGCACCTTGTTCAACTTTAATCGCTACATATAATGTAGGGAAATTTGATAAACTAAAACCTTTAATTTCAAAATAATATCCATGAAGAACAATTTGTAATGGTTTATTATTTTCTAAATTACTTAATGTAGATAATACATAACAATCTTTATCAACAACTGAATTAATAATATTTACAAAATTTTCTTCACTTGTATATTTACCTTTTGTTGCTTGTGCTCTGTATGCTGAAGGAAACATTTCAACATCAGATGTTTTGAAAAAATTACTCATTTATATATCTCCCTACAAAGAACGATCAATCTCTCATTTGTAACTTACGTACAATGTTCATTCAATCTTAATATTAGTATCACCTTGAGGTGTTAAACCTTCACCAGGTAATTCAACTGTAGCATAAACTTTTCTTGAATTATCTTTACTTAATAATTGGAAACCATTTATAGTTGAACCTGATACTATAGCGCTTGGAATAAGGAAGGTGATTTCAGCAGTACAGAAACCACCATCATTTCCATCAGCATCTTTATGTGATTCTGAATCTCAATATGATGCAGATGCTCCAAGTTTTGAACTAACATAAGGTGAACCATTACCAATAGGAATAGGTTTACCATCAGTACCCTTTGTAAATGGAACAACTATACCAGGTCTTCTAGCAATTACATAATCACCAGTTAATGCTTGAGCAATATATTCACATAAATCAATAGTACCTGTATTATGAGTAACAATTTGTCCGGCTTTTTTACCACCTTTAATCAATGTAATTTTTACATTACCTTGAGTAACAGTATTATTTTTTATTTCTGTTTTTACTTCTCTTTCTTTTTTCTTACCCATAAATTAATCCTCCGGAATATCTGGTTCACTATTATAGATATAAGTTTCGATAAACTGATTAGGAACTATATTACCTTGTTCATCATTACCAGTGATACTTATCTTTTGAGATGTTGCCTTATTTGTACCTACAAACATTCTATCATTATTTGGATAATCTTCATATGCAATTACAACATCTCCACCCTCATTAACCTTACCTTCATTATAGTAAATATCTGTATATACAATATCACGTAAATTGTATGATTTGTATTTAATAATGTTATAAGTAAGACCTGAAGGTAATAAATATTTTACCAAATCTTCAATAATACCTAATGTAAATAAATCTTCAGGAACTCTTATTGTTACATTATAGTTTGACATTGTAACAACTTCATCCAATGATTCACCTACAATATTTTCAATTCTCATTAAAATATCTACACAATATTCAAGTGCCTTAACAGTACCCTTATTTCTCATTAAATATTTAAAACAAGTTGTTACTGCTTCCAGATCATCCAAGTCTCATGAATGATCTGGTTCAAAATTTAATGTTTTAGCACGTAACATTGTCAATCTGTTATCTATATTAGTATCCCAAATTGACATATTATCTATGTAAGTTTTTACATAGTTGAATAATGCTGTATAAAGTCTAGCAATTACTTGATAATCTCTTGACTGTGAACTATACTCTCATGGAGTTTGTTTTACTATATCAATCATTAGTAACTCCCATTCCTCATATCCTTAACAATTTCCATAACAGAATTTTGTAAATCTATTTGAGCAATAGTCATCTTATTTGCTATATTATTCTTATCCCACATTGAATAAGCATTTTTGAAATCAACTGTATCCATAGCAATTGAATTATCTAATGTGTATGGATAATAAGGTTTGATAGATGGTTGATCAGAACCTTTAATGATAGCAGATATTCTTGCATTTAATTTATCTAATGAAGTATCATCTCCATCAGCAAAAATATCTATATCAGGATTAACTCCATCTATAACAACTAAATCATCAATATACAACGTTTCATTTTCTGATGTAGCTTTACCGACCCATTGAATACATAAATATAATTCAACAGTCGATGGAATACCTGAAACATATTTATTTGATGGAGCAATATAGTAAGAATTATTACCACTTAATTCCATTTCAGTAACAGCAACAGTTGCACCACCTACTACAGTATAAGGAAGAGTGGTATTATAATCATATATACCTGGACTATTATAATCACTTGTACCAGAAGTTGATTTTGCTTCAAATTTAACTTTAACTGGTATTTCAGATCCAGTTATATGAATAGGTATTAAATACTGTTTATTGTTTATATCTTCACAATAAAAAGGATATTTAATCCATGCTTCACTAGTATATGAGCTCATATCATTCGTAATCTTAAGTCCTCTTGAATATGAATTCTCAGCTTTTGTATATACAAAGAAATTAGTTAATTGAGATAAATTTGCAATATTACCTATTTTAACACAGTTAGATGAAGCCTGAATATAACAATTAGTCCTATTTTCAGCACTTATAGGAATATCAACGCCATTAATATTGAATATAACTCTTTGAGCACTTATTAAATTATCACCATTATCTTTTGTTATAACCAGCTGCTGTTCAATATCAGGACCAACATTTAAATCTAACCTTGATTTAATCTCATAAAAGTTAGTTAAAGGAGGTAATGTAGTTGATGTACCATTAACTGTATAAATAATTGATCCATCACACATTGAGAATCCATCATCAATTAATTCTTGTGTATCTGAATCATATCCATATCTATTAAAAGCAAATTCTTTAATAGTTTGACCTTCCATTATTCTTGGCATGTATTGAGATGACCAACCTATAATTTTAATACTATCAGTTTCACCTAAAGTAATTATATTCATCTCAGTGATATAGAATGGAGTTGCAGCAAAATTAATATTCTTTTGCCAAGGTATTGCTGTTGAAACACCTGTATTAGATATTGATTCAATTGTTAATGTATTAGCAGGAATTGTTCATTGTGAACTATCTTCATCAGTTCTTTCCAATTTTGTACCTGCTCCAAGAATTATCATTTCATTTAATAATGAATTAGTATAAATAAAATATTCATTACTTCTTAAAATTCTTGTTTTTGTATTACCGTTAAATAATACATTATTACCTTCAGCATCACTGTTAACTATTCAATAACACCAAATACCTGTACTATTTAATTTGGTAGTCATTAATTTACGTTTAGATATAGTTTGATTTGTACCTAAAGTCTTAAATGCCTCTCCAACATGTGATTCACCACTTATCTTATCAGTTCAATCCTTCTTTGTACCAACTGTTGCTGATAAATCAGTAGGAATTAAATCAAATGAACAGAATACTACATCACCAGGATAAAGTATTTCAGTACTTTGTACACCCTCCTGTGAATAAATTAAAATAATCTTTTCACTTGCCTTTAAAGTATGATCAGTATTCGCTTTTATTGAATCAGTTTCTGAACCAACATATCTGTAATTTACGTATGTGGCATAAGTTGTATCTGAATAGTAATTAGGATAAATAATTTGAATAGCTTCATTTTTATTTAAAGTATAATCAATATTGATTACACCTGACTCTATTGATTTAACATTTATATCTTTAGTTACAATGATATCACCAGCATCCAAAAGAGTTTTACTTGTTGTAGTTGATAATGTAGCATCATCAAGTTTATTTGTTATAGTTACATTAGTATCAATACCACTAGTAAATGTAGTTGTTTTAATAATCTTATTAGTATTATTACCATCTAATTCATAAATAATAAATGAATCAGTCTTACCAGCTCTTAAGGTGTAACTTGCATCAGTTGTTAATGCATATGCTTTTGTACCTGACTCACTATCATCAGGTTGAATTATAAATGAATATTTATAATTATTACCATTTGATTTAAATCTGGTAGCTGACCTCTGTACTTCAGAAGTTTGTTCATGAGTAGCATCTTCATCTTCACTTGTAGTTAAAGGGATATATAATTCTGTTTTAATTGTTTCTTGATTCTTATATGTTGAACCTTCAAGTTGACCATAGTCATAATCAAATTCTTCATTAAAATCAAATAAACAAATTCTACCAGCAAGGATATTTTTAGTAACTAAATCTAAAAGTAAATCACCTGTTACGTCTGATTCAACTCCATTTGAATTCATTGCTTTTGTGTGATATTCAATAGGTAAAATATCAACTCTACGAATTCTTGAATCAGAAGCTATAATTACATCTTCAAGGTCTTCTACATCAAGTTTAACTCCAAACTCTAAATGTCTAGGATTAAATTTATCAGATAATTCTTTACGAATATTATCTAATATTTCATCCTTTTCTACTTCACTTACTTTATTGTAAGGAGTGATTAATATATTTAATGGAGCATAATTCTTAAAGCAATAAACATCAGTACTTGAAGGATCATTTCATGTATGAGAAATACACTTTACCTCTTCAATATCTGATTTAATTTCATCCCTTATAGCTTCTGAAATAGGAGTAAATGAATTATTATATGCAATCCAATAATAATTAGAATTATAATCACTCATTGCAAATACTTTAAATCCATATAAAACTAAATCATATGGAGTCATTGCTTGAGTTAATATGGAGAAGTCATTTAAATTAACATATTCCTGGCGTACATAATTGGCAATACCAGGAATAGTTGACATATTTACATATAATCCATTATCATCTGTTGTACAATAGTACATATCACCTGGATTACCAGTACCATCTTCACTCATCTGTGTAATTTCAGCAAGAGTTGCTCCACCCAAGAAGTGTAAAGCACATTTTTGTGTACTTATTGTTTTAAATCTCTTGAAGTTATTTTCTATATCCCAAGATATTACTTGAGCTGCCTTGTTATAATCTGTACGTCTATCAGTTACATATACATTTGATACGAGAGGATTATCATTATTATCAGTTAATGTATAAATTTTATTTTCATAATCTTTACATGTAACTAATGTATCAAATGTACCAACTACTCTCCTGAATGATTGATACATTTCATTAATTGTCTCAGGATCTTTACCATTAACAATTGACCCAGCATTATATACTGTAAAATTCTCGGATGATCTCTCTACTCCATCACCTATATCAGTAAATGTTGAAGGGCTTAATATTTTAGTTAATGCGTTTGCACTTACATTACCTTGAATACCAGATGTTGCAATATACTGAATCTGTAAACCATCTCCAATTAAATTTGCAATATCAGTAGGAAATTCAATATAAGGTAATAATCTAGTTGAATCATAATCAATCTTATAAACTCTTGATCCTAAAGGTTGAGTTAATAAATAATTATTACGACTTCAGAAGCCTTCATAATCGTCAGTATTTATATTTCTAATATAAATACCATTCTGTGCAACCATTGTTTCAGGTAAATAAAGCCTGTTATTGTCATCTAAATTTTCAAGTGAAATTGTAGATGTATCATTAATAGATAATGTTTGTAAAGTACCTTCAATAAATCTACAAGATGAAGGAATACCTGAACCAGAAATTGCTAAATCTTCAATTTGTGTATATGATACAGTTTCATCTGCATCTGAAATAACAAAAGTGAAGGCAGGTATTGAGAATAAATCGTCATTCTCATCTCCTTCAGGTTTATTATAAACAAATGTTACTTCTCCATTCGCTGAAATATAGTATTGAGGAGTATATCCATTCATCTCAGTAATATTTCTTACTGATCTGTCTTGAGTAGCCGATGGTAAGAAGTTTTCAAGAACATTCTTATCAATATTATAATTATTATGATCAGCTACGAATGCTCCTTCCTTGATAAGGACTACACCTGGATCAGATTCATTTGATTGTGAAGGATCCCATTTATTTGTAAGTTCTTTAGCAAGGTCAAGCATTTCAGGATATATTGATCCAAAATCCTTACTTGTATAACTTAACGAGCTTATCTCTTTATTAACACTCATAAAATTTTACCTCTTATATATATTATACTACGCTTCAGCTTCCAACAAAACAATGTTATACATATCAGTACTGAAATCAGCTTTATTCAATGCTTTAATTTTAGCAGTAACCTGTCCTTTATTACTCCTAAATAACTGAATATCTTTTCTATCAACTCTTATTTGTGGCATAAATAATGTAATAGCTGTATAAATATCATCAATTAAAATATCTATTAAAACGACATCATTCTGATCATATAAATATTTTTTAATACCCGTACCAAAATAAGGATCACCAAATAATTCACCTTTTTCTGATCATAGTAACATTTTTAAATTTTGTAATGTTGCATCGTAATCACTAACAGTATTAGTTACTGTACGAGTAAACATCTCTGGAAATTTAATACTTTTCATATATTACTCTCAATTCATAACTCAACCTTCATTTTTTTGACCAGCTCAAGGAGCTACAGCTCCATCCTGCTCACCATAACTACGAGTATATGATTTTGTTTCAACTCAATCACTTCACCTTCCTGAGCCGTCAGGATTAAATAAATATATTCGTTCATATGTCCTTGTAATCAAAGGTAATCATCACCCATCTTCTTTTTTATCAGCGCCATTTGTATATACTGAAGGTAATATAGGATTATCTTGAGATCCTGTATTATATACATCTCCTGCTCCTTCAGGTTGTCTTCCGCATTCAGTTTCAGGTATCGTTCCAGCCTCAGGATACCATCCTGAAGGTGTACCACCATCCTCTTGACCACTATCATCTCCTCCACCACCACCGGAATCAGGTCCCGAATCACCTCCACCTCCTCCTGAAGGGCTTCCATTCATATATCTTAATACATACACAGTTCCACTACCACCTCATTCATATGATAATGAATTTCTATGATAAAAATAATAACTTGTTGATCTATATGAACCACTTGATCCTGGTCTATATGTTGGTCTAGTTAAATTTCAACCATTTCATTGTCAATCATTATTACGTACATTACTTCAAAATGATTGATCGCCGCGATATGTCATACCAGGAGATGGTACTTCACAATCTTCATCTAAATATAATCTACTCATATATCCACTTCCGGATACTGTACCATCATTATTAACAAAACAAACGTGGTGTTGAGCTTTACTTACAACTACATCTCCATATTTAATAGGAGCACTTCCACCAGACCCTGTATATACAACTTGTCATCCTCTATTTAATCTATCAGGTCAATCTTCAGCATTACCATTTGCAGGAGACGGTAAGCCTTCCTCCTCACATCTTACTCATACATATGTAGTACAATTAGGTAATCCACCAGCAACACTATAATATCTACTATTGTTTCAAATACCCATAAACTAATCCTCTCATTGAGTGTATGAATAACTTCCTTCTCATGTATATTTTTTCTGTCTTCATCCTACAAAAAATTCTAAATCTTTTTTAAAATCAAAATCTATTGCTGGTATATAACTAAATATGCCTTCATCATCATACTTTATATATTCATGGGGAAGTTCTTCATCTTCATTATCAATTAATCATCAATATTCTTTATCATTAATTTTATGTCCACAATGTGATTTATATGCCGCATTTGATCCAAATATAGTTGCAGCTTGAGTTGCTGTATAATCATTTGAGACGGTTGGTTTTAATAATGTATATACTTTATCAGCATCTAATGGATTAGGAGTACCTCATACATATTGAGTTATATTATTTCCCGTATCAGAACTGCTTACTGGATTATGATAAGTTATTTCATATAACCCTCAAGATAACTCATTAGCTTTCCTAACTTGTTTTATATCTATATTTTTAAATTTAATTCTTAAAACCGGTTTAATAGATGTTTTAATAGGCATAAATCTCCTTAAACTACTTAAATTAATTATTAGAATCTAATTCACCTGATTTTGTATTTGGTACTGATGTTAAGAAAAATAATGTATTAATAAAATCTTCTTTACTCATTTCATATTTATTTTCATCATTAAATACGCCATCGGTAAAAAATGCATCATACTCATCTCCAGTCATTATTTGAATATGATCAGCATAGACCTCCGTAACTTCCTGAGTAGATTCATCTTTACGCTCTGTAGGATATCATTGTACATACTGCTTTAAATCTTCAGGGTTTATTGATCCATTACCACCGCCCTCTTTCATATCAACACCTTGATAAAGGTTAAAAATATCTTGGGTAGTATAATTTCCTATTTTTGTATCTTGAGGAAGTATAACATTACCGGTAACCTCAAGTTGATCAAATTTACCAAATACGTTTTCAGATTCAGGTATTTCTGTAAATAATTTACCTAAGATGATAGCTGTATCATATTTATCATCTTCATATGTTACTATAACACAATCACCTACATTAATACCTTTATAAATGCCTGGAGAATGAGAAAGAATTGCTTCAAATTCTGCCTCTGTCTCGGTATTATCTTCCATTAATGGTACACGTACTCGATATATATTTGAATCTTCGCTAGGAATTTCAGTTATATATGCTTTAGTAGTAATCATTAAATTATTTCCTCCGCTCCAGCAACTCTTAATAATTTTAATGTAGTCTTATATCCATCACCAACACTAATGTTATCTTCCTGTGATGTTATAAGATAATAACCTGATGATATATGTAATTTACCAAAATATCATATATTAATCTTAACATACTGCATAAGTATGGCAGGTTTTAATAAACCTCTTAATGTTATACTTGCTTCAATAGGATATTCAGTTACTTTTGTTCACCAGGTTGAATCAGCTTGAGTCATTTCATAATGACCATTTGATAACTGAGGTGAATACACTTTTTCTATTTTACCTTCAGTATCAATTCTTGTTAAATAATCACTGTTTCCTAAATCTCTATTATATTTATAAAATAAAGATCAGTTCTGATTGTTTGCTATTGAAAAATCAGTTACAACATTTGCTGATGGATAACCTATATCTATATTGTATGTACATAATTGATTCAATGAACTTGATGCTCTTTGAACTTTTTGAACTTTAAAATAAGGTCCTCCATATTGATTTTGTACATCTTCATATGTCATTAAAGAATATACATTCTGTTTAATTGCTGAACTATTAGTACTTCCTGTAGGATTCATATATGAAACAAGGAAAGCAATATATTCAAGTACTGACATATTAGTACAAGTTGGAATCTTAACTATTTTATCATCACTTGCTATAAAGTTACTCATTTCAATCAGTGATCTATCTCTCATTCCTTTGAATACATCAGTAAGATGATATTTTGAATTCCAAAGTACTTGTTTTATCTTATCACTTGGTTTAGCAGTTACTGATGGAAATGTATAAGTTCCACTTAATGACAAGGATGAAGTAGATACAGCTTCAATAGTATATGTAATTGATGAACCTGTTATATCAAAACTATTTGATATTTTTGTTATAATTGCCTCTTCATCCCTATATACATAATTAGGTAACATTGCATCACCATAAGTGAATGTAATTCTAAAAGTATCAGATACTGAACTGAAAATTTTCTCAAAGAAATTTGGATCATTATCCTCGTTTATTTGATATTTAATAGTTAATCAATATTGATTAACTGTACCATTTATCTTTTTTACTTTTAAACTTTGAACGTAATTAGGATACTTCGCTGCCAATTCAGTTACAACACCATTTCTTTGATCAGCTTTAATTCCTTTACGCTCAAATACACCAAAAGAATAGTTCCCTATTTGTACACGAACAAAAGGAGCTTCTACCCTATTAGTTGAAGCCAATAATGATCCTACTCTATTTGATTCTCGTGTAATTTCTGCCATATTATAAATACCTTATTCCTGATAATGATGGAATATTTAAAAAATTATAATTTTCATATAAATTAATATATGGATCTTGAATTCTATTAAAATCTGCTATGACTCAAAATAAATCTGGTCTACCATAATACTTTAATGCTAAAGAATCCAATGTATCTGTATCTTTAATCATATGTATAACATACTCTGTATTTGTATTTAAATTACCTGTTATACCATAAATATACTTTTTATCAACGGTGTGATAATAAAAAGGAAACGTAGCATAACGTGATGTATAATCATAAAATTTCTTTGATTTATTTACAAGTACGTCCATTACTCAACTCCTGTGTGAGGTGGTACTCACTTCTTGGTGGTTGTAGATGTTCTAGCATTCTTCTTAGGACCAAATGATACAGTCTTCTTAACAGTTTCAGTCTTACTTGTTCCAGCAGTAGATTTTGTATCCTTAACAATACTTACTGTTGGTGAATTATCAGTATCTTTATAAATACCATTTTTAAATGTTCTTGTTAATCCTCTAAATGATCCTGCCTCTACAACATAATCAGCATCATAAGGTTCAACTTCAGATACATTAAATGTAACATCTATTACAGCATATTTACCACCAACTAATATTGGCTTCTTATATGTTACAACAACAGCTGAATTTACAACACCTTTAATAAATATATCATTTTCAAATCTTATTGCAATCATAGGAGGTATTACAGTTTTTGCTCCAGATGAATATTCATTATATTTAGGTAATGCCATTGCTTGTAAGTACTTAATTAAAGTATCAATGTAATCATCACCTGTAAAATCCACTACGTTATCTTTAAGGTTACTTACGTTCCTGTTTATATCATTTAATAAATCTCTATGAAATTCAAAATTTACAGAAACTTGTCTTGGTCCTGAATTTTGATATGAAAATACAGGAGCAGTTCTTGCTAAAGCATTAGTTGATGAGAAATTAGCTGCCATTGAATCAGATATAGATTCAGGACAATCAGGTAAAACACAGAATTTCTGCAAATGATAAAAGTAAATATAATTATTTATTTGATTTCAAATCATTATAATAACCTCATCAATGTTTCAACATCCCTATCAACATAATCAAGTACATCTTGATATATATCAATAAATCTTTTAACAGGTTTATCTTCTTCAACAGTTGACTCAGATAAATCAGTTTTTATAATAGTGTTACCATATTTTAAATTATTACCTTTTGTGATATCAGGTATTAATAATAAACTATGAATTTTATTCTGTAATTGATTATCTCAAATACCATAGTAACCTTTTATATCACCACCATAAACTGCATCTTGGATTCTTCCTACATTCTTCTGGAATTTATCCATAGGTGTAATAGCATTTTCAAGTAAATATTCTACCAGCCTATCAGCAAAAGGATAACTATTTTCAAGATTAGCATTTAATAATGAACATTTACTGTCATATATAACTAAATCATTTTTAGCAGAATCATCATATATGAAGTTACTTATTTGAGTGCCATCTATAACATTTGTTCAAGATGTATAATTACCTTCAAGAATAACTATTGAAGATTTAACTTCTGAAGGAATTTTCAATAACATTACAAGATTCTTTTCTTTTTGCCAGCAATCTTTAGCACAACTAAAATTGGTTGAATATAAGAATGGTTTACTGAATTTAGAACCACTAATAACTCTATATGATTCTTTAACTAAACTTGAAGGAATTCCTTCAACAAATATATTACTATATAATAATGTAACTAATTCTCATTTGATATCTGAATCAATTGCGATAGTATAATTTTGATTAAATCTAATTGGTACTACATAATAATTAAAGTTAGTATTGTCAGTATCAATTTCAAATGTAAAACTATCACTTAACTTTTGAGTATAATAAATTCTTGATGGTCTTTTCTTACCAAAGCAATTATACATACTCATTAAATCAACATGATGATAATCTCTTATAAACCTAAGGTAATCACCTAAATATTCATGAGTGTAGTTATCATAAATAGCTGAATTCATATTTAATCTTTTTGTTACATTTACTAATTGAGTATTATAAATATAATCAGCAAGAAATTTAAACTCAGATCCTGTTCATTTAACTATCTCATTGTCTTTTATATAAGCTCTATTTTCATATAGTACTGTATTATCAGTATATACAGGAATCATTGGTAAATTAAAACTATGTAATAATTCCTTTATATGACCAATTACAATATTATTATCTTCAAAATTATATTTCATTAGAATGATGCTCCTCTAATTACTCCTGATCAACTTGATGAAGTTGAATTTCCTGATAAATTGCTTACAGAAGTGTCTATCGATTCAAGTCTTTCAGTCAATAAATCTAAAATGGCAACAACAGTATCAGTAATTGTAACAACATTTTCCTCTAGTGTAGGACCTTCATCAGCTTCAATTGTAGTTACACTGCTTGTTAATTCATTTAATGAACTTTGTGAACCTGAAAGGATATCCTTTAAACCGCCAGTTGATATGTACATACTACCAGACACACCAGCATCAGAAATTCTAATATCTCCACCCCTCATTGATCCTGAACTTAAAGCATTAAACATTGCTTCAGCACCTGACACCTTTGATGAATTTATTATATCACTTATAGTTCCACCTTCACCAAATAAACTAGTTATAATAGGTATTAATGAAGCATTTGTTGCAGCTATACCAAGTAATTGCATTGCAGTTCCAGCAGCTTTACCTAATAAACCACCGTTTGATAGTGTATCACCAATATCATGTAATATATTACCTATGCCAGACTTTGAAATTAAATTAGTTATTTCATAAGTCATTAATTGAGTTTGATTATTTGCTATATTTGTACCAAATGATCACATTAAATTAGCCATACGATTCTGTAATCCTGTACCGAATGACATAAATCCATCGTAATCTCTTAATAAAGTACCTATATCAGATGAAACACCACCTTGAGTTGATCTCATATTATTTGCAGCAATTATATCAGTAATATTTACTCCAAATAAATTACCTAACTGGGACCTTACAACATTACTTTGATTAGCACCCATTTCTTGCATATAGGATGTAATACTTGCTAATAATTTATCAGTTGTATTTGCATCAAGACCATTATTTAATAACGCTCCATAATCTAATCCTGCTCTTGCAGCTCCCATAAGAACCAAGTTAGATATTCCACTTCCTAAATTTGAAATATCTCCTGACCCTAAAGCATTTAATGCAGATGCTAAACTATTAACTGTACTAGCATTCATACCTGCACTATACATAGAACCTAATCATGTTTGTACAGTACCTTCAAAATCAACTGCTTGTCTAGCATTCATTGTTGATTGAGCTGTAAGTAAAGAATCAGATACAGAATCAAATGCTGCCTTAATATATTCAGATGTTTGATAGTTTTGATTTAAAAATCTCTGTAAACTATATTCTATCGCCATTCTATTTGACGATAAATCTCTATTTTGTAACCTAATTAATTGTGTTAATGATCCATCTTGAGCATTAAACACCATATCAATATCTTGTGCTAATGTTTGTAAAAATGCTCTTTGTTCAACATTATAAGTAATACCTGATTTTACTAAATTACCTAAATTATCAAATACACGTTCTTGTCTTACAATATTACTTGTACTTAATGTATTTTGGAATCTATCTAAAACAGAAGTCAAAGATGTTTGTGAACCTGATAAATGAGCATTAAGTGAAGTTTGAGCTTCAAGATATTTATTAAGTGATTTATCTATCTCAGCTGTTAATCCACCAGTAATATTTCCTAATGTTTTTGTAGTTTTGTCAAGTGTACCAAATGCATCTTCATAGGCAGCCTTAACTACTTTACCTTCATTTTTATAATCTTCTACACGCTTCTTATGAGCATCTTCTTCAAGCTCTTTCATGAGCTGATATTTAGATTTAACAGACTCACGATCTAGTTCACGTGTATATTCATTTATTTTTTGAATCTCTTTTTTAGTAAGGTCTGTTTTTGTATGCAACTCTTGAATAGTTTCACGTGCAGCTGCGTTCCTATTACTTTGAGCATCTAAACTTGAACTTCTATTTTCAGCCATTAGCTTATCCTCTTCTTATTCTCTTCCAATAATTCCTTGGCACGATTAGCATCATCAACAATAAATTCTATTAGATAATCCCTTTCCCTAGGAGTTATCTTCAGTATATCAGTATAAGGTGTATTACAATTTTTAGATATTGAATAACATTCCCTTACAATTTCTTTGAATCTATGTGGACCATATGGTTCACCATCATCATTAAATTGTGGGTCCAAAAAATTCGCTAGTGTAACGAAAGGGAGTATCTACTTCACCTCCACACTTAGTGCATTTTAAATGTAAATTAGTATCAATTCCAATTGAAGAATTTAATTTAGTAGCAACCTGTGAAATAATATTTGTATCTTTCATAGGTAATTTTTTAAGTGTTTCTTTAATCATAATAGGATCAATAGGTTCACCATCAACTGAATCAATTAAAGATTGTAATGTAAGTAAAATTGTAGGATCACCAGTCATATCAGGAAAATCCTCTCTCATTTTTTTAGCTTCTCTATTTATCCTGTCTAAATCTCTAGTAGTTTGAAATCTTAACTTTACTTCATTACCTGTAACAGGTAATTTAACTGTCATTAATTCCTTAATACTGTCATCATATTTATTTATTTTCATATCATCAAGATCAACAGTTATAATTTCAGAGTTACCACAATAAGGACATGTAAATCTTAAATTATAATCTGCGCCATATGTTACAACTCTTAATTTATGAAGTAAATAAGTATAATCACCTAAACATAAATCATATACAGGAATAGGAAATTTTTCATCTAAACATGATTCAATAATTTCTGACATTGCCTTGTAAGGATTATTTGAAGGTGCCAATCTTTTCATTTCATCTTCAACAGTCATTGACCTTAAAGTAAATGATGGATCAAATTTCTTTCCGTAAATTCTACCTTTGCTAGGTAATTCAAAATCCTCTTTAATTGCTACCATATTATCTTCCTCTCTGTCTTAATGCACGTAAAGTTTTACCTTCATCGTTTAAAATATAAATATTGATACCATTAGCCTCTATGGTTTCAAAATCATCTTCTTTCTTACGATTTTTACGGTAAATATTACAAAAGCTGATACCATTATCATAAACACCTGTATCGACTTTATCAATTCCATCAATATAGGTTGTTTTAATAATATTATCAGCTAAAAAATCTTTCTGTATTATCATATCTTTGTCTTCCTTTCTGTCTATTTCTATATTATAACAACACAAAGTTATTATAATATAGAAATAATCAACCGAAGTTGATTATTGTCTTTCTTTAAAGTTGATCTGGTTTATGTGGAATGGCGCGATCGAACACAATTGTTCCGGTAAGTGTTTTCTTATCAGCATTGTTGTTATCCCATCCAGATTCCTGAATTTGACTTACCCAACAACCTTTAAGTTCCCAATAATTAACTAAAGTATTATCAGGTAAATATTCAAGTACAACTGCATCTTTCTTATAAACATCAGATGATGGAATAGTATCATCAACAACATTGTAAGATAATGCTTGTCAAGCTCTTAATACTGATTTACCATCAGCACCTGCAAAGTCATTAATAACTAATGAACCAGTGCCAAAACTTGCCTTACCAGCAAAATGAACTGTACTATTACCACGGTTAACATCTATAACATTCTGTTGGAAATCTGGTACTGAGAAACTTACAACGGAGAAATCAATTACTTCCTGACCATTTGTAATATAGTCATCTCTATCATTTGCATCACCAGCAACTCTTAATAAACTATCCAAGCCTGAAACCAAGAACCTAAAGTTATTTGTTCTTATTGGTTGATAAGACTTAGGATTATCTGCAAGGTGGTATGTTCCAAAATTTGTAGTAGCCATCTATATCATTCCTCCATTAAACTGTAACATCTTTAATCGTTACTTCTTCATCAGTCAATATAATATTAATATCGAATGATTCAACTGCTTCGATTGGTTGAATTGTTAAGGTAGCCTTGATAGTTGCTTTTTTATCAGCTACTTCTTTTGTCCATTTATACCAAGAGATACCTCTACCACTCTTCATTCTATCTAATAAAGAGTTTGCTAAAGTCTTGAAATTAATCCAGACTATATCATCATTAGGTTCAAATGTACATCTCATTGCTGTATGATAAATCTGTTTCTTAATATCACAAAGTAACATTCTGACATTTAAGAAATTCATATATCTATCAGCTAAAACTGAATTTGTCTTATTAACAACTCTATTACCCCAAATTCTATAACCGTATGTACCAGCATTATAAATTGGGTTAATCATGATATTTAATTGCTGACCTGCTTCTTCATCACCTTGTAAAGTATGCATTAATGCTTCACCAACATCAAATGAAGGTTTAACTAAACCAGGGATATAACCTCTAACTGTACCAGCTGCAGCAAACCAGTTTGCATTACTCTTAACACTTTCTGCATATGCCATTAAGTAACCAAAACTTGCAGGCATTAATACTGTACTTTGAGTATTATTAGCAGTTGTTGTAAAGTTGAACCATGGGAAGAAAGCTGCTGAGTATAAATCTCCTGCTCCATCAGGTGTGTATTGTTCCTGAATCATATCAAATAATTCAGTCTCATTTTCAACAAAATCTTTAAATTCAATTAAAGCAATTGCATCACCTCTAGCTTCAGCTAACTCTCTGATTGCAGTGTAGGATGTTGTTGTTTTTGATATAACTTCATCATCTACAGTAACTTCATAAGTCTTACCGCAGTTAGCATATCCACCAGTTGTGATAAATTTAATATTAAATAAGTTCCTATTTTTGAACTCGTCTAAATCTCCATTATTAATGCATCCTTCAACCAAATTATATGCTTCATCTTCAGATAAGTCATTACCTACTGTAGCATTTTCATATAATAAAGGTTTGACGACCACATTTAATCCTTGTAATAAGAGTTCATACGCCATAATGTACGATTTATCTAAACCACTATCAACCGTGACTGTATGTCCGGATGCTCAACCCCTAAAGGCATTTGCACTGGTGAATAATCTCGAGACGGCTTCAGTATCAGTATAGATAACTTCCGTAGCATTGGTATTCTCATCAGTACTGGTTTCATAACTTCTAGCGTACAACATAGGGACTAGGACTGTATTTTCTGTAATATCAAATGCGGCTAATGAAACAGCTTCCTGTTCGCGAATTTTAATATTAGGCATGTTTATCCATTCTCTCCTTTAATCTTGTACTTTTATATCCCCACTATATTCAATATTCCAGTTATCCATAAATGGAACACTAAATAAGTAAGCATCATCTATTGTCAATCTAATTGACATTCTTGTAAATTGTCCACTAATTAATCTCTCAGGAATATCTGAATTATCAGACACTGTACTTTCAATCATTAAAGTAGAATCATGGACAATATTCGCATTGTTATAAGGTATTTCAATATGTAAATTAGGATAATTTATAATATTGAAAATAAAATTTCTTACATATTCATCTGCTTCAGCAAAATATTTACAATATATATCCAACTGATATGATAACCTAATAGGTATACCATTCAACAATTCTGATTTTTCACAATTAGCAGCTATATGACCACCATCATATGATAGAGGTTTTTTAGTTGTACTTATTATTTCAAAATCATTATCTCTTGAAATAGCAATAAGTGGTAATGTTAAAGGTTCATCATTTGATTGATCAGCTCTTAATTGAAATAACCTTGTTGATTCAGATGGCTTTAATATTTTCATATTAGGATCCTTAACTCATTTTTTAATTTTATCAGTTAAGGCATCATCATAAAATCTAATAGCCAATTAATCACTCCTTATATAATATATCTATATTATTATGGACCAAATTAAATATCTTTTCAATTAAAGGATAACCTTTACAAGTTCTATTACCATAGGTTATCATATTTACTAATGAATTTAAATTGTTACCTTTATATCTTATATTTTTATTTATTGTGATTGTATAATTTGTAGATGATTCTTTTATAATCAAATTCCTAACAGCTAATTTAAATACTTGATATGTATTCACATTAAATTCTTTATCTATTTTTTGTACTTCAATGTAATTAAACGTATCAGTAACTTTTTTACCAATATAGTCAACTATATAATCTATAAAATCTTTACTATAAACTTTGTCTATTGTTAATTTCATTAGATAAGATTATTCTGCTTAATGTAGTCAACTATACCTTGTCGCTGTAATAAACTATCAATCATTTCTCTAGCTTGCTGATCATTAAGATTTTGAGCTTGTGATCTATTATTTCTTGTAGAAACACCACTATTCTTTAATGCTTGTTCTATACCAGCAATTGATTTTAATGATTTACCATCACCTTCATAGAATATACTTGTTAATTTAGATTCATCAAAACCTTTTTCTATACAATCATTTAATAATCTTAAGACATCCCTAAATTCATCATCACTTCTAGTGTAAAGGTTTAATCTAGGATTATTCTTAATAACGATATTTTTTCAAAAGTTATTTTTTAAATCATCATTACTTATACTTCCATCAGAATAAGCATTATATACTTTTGTAAATGAATCAACTGATTGAAGTGGAGCATCATGATCATTTATCATTCTTAATAAATTCATGAACTCATTATTTACACGACCAAGTTCCACTCACTTCATAGCATTAACTCATCTATTTACATAATCAATACCATAATTTAAAATTATTTTTATTGTTTCCCTTGGAATACGAGCACTATCTTCAAGAAATTCAGCAAGAACCATTAATCTATCATTTCCATAAGCAGCATTGTAAGCTTCTTCAGCCATTTGTACAGTATTATACTTGGCCTCATTTAATCTTCTTACTTTCATTTAAAATGCTCCTCATCTTCTTGATTTAATAAATTAAAATCACTATCGACAAATAATTCTGTATCAGCTCTTTCAACATTTGTTTCGTATTCTTGAACAAGTCTACAAGTAATACTTGCTGGATAAATTGCTATAGCTGACATTTCAACTACTCTGAATTTTCTACCTTGAGTATTATCAAATGCTGATGGTATTTTAAATAAACAACCAACTTGTAAATTTTCTAAATCATATGGTACACTAATAAGTGATGCTTGATCTTGTAATTCAGAATTTCAACCTAATTTTTTTGCTGTTTTCTGATCAATATTTTCATTAAATATACAACCAACTCGAAGGGGTTCACTATATGAAGTATCTAGTTCCCCTTGAGTAGTGTACTGTTTATTCTGGAGTGGATATTGGTATTCACAAAATACACCCCTTAATGTTACCATTTCATTGAAGTATCTTCTTTGAAGTTGAACATTAGGTTGTACTAATCTTCCGTAGTCCTTCTCCATAATAACTCCTATTTTCTTACGGCTCTTCCGTAAACTCTAGTTGCTTCAGACTCATTAGATTCATTAATTGTCTTTGCTGTATAGTTATAAATTAAACTTTCAGAAATGAACTTTTTATCAGATAAAGTACCTTTTAATACGAATGCTTTATTTGATTTTGAGAATGTTTCATTCTTTCCTTCAGTTACAACTTTACCTCTCTTCGTATTCTTAAAACCTTCAAATACGAATGAGGTCTTCTTTTCTTTACCAGAATTGAATTTAATTAATCCTTCAACAACTAACTGACCTTTATTTAAAGTTACACCTGTTGTCTTAAAAGAATTTACATTTTCATAAACTCTATGAAGATATGATTCACCGATTTCATCAAATGATTCTTCATCGAATTCATCAATGTCTAACTCATCTTCAGCTGGTTCTTCTTCAGCAGCTACTTCTTCAGCTGATTGTTCTTCATTATTTTCAATGTCTGTAATTTCTTCAGCATCCAATGGAGCAATCATTTCATCTTCAGATGCAGCTTCTGGTTCTTCAGGATTACCAACTTCAACAACTACTTTACCATCTTCAGTTTTAACTTCAATATCCTGTTCATCTGTATGAACTTCAACTTCGTTGAGGTCTTCTTTCAAGTCTTTAACTGGTTCTTCCTTAGGATCAATTAATTTTTCAGCATCTTCAGATTGAACTTCTTTCAAATCTTCACCTAAAGATTCTTGAGTAGGAGCATTAGCAAATAATAAATTTAATAATGCTTCAGTATATTCATCCTGTGCTAAATCAGCAGCATCAGCTAAATCACCAAATCCTTCTTCATTACACCACTCTGGATCATAATCAGGAATATCTTTAGCGATAGTAAATGCTAAATTATCATTTAAATCGACTAACTTATCATTTAAATATTCACTGACTAATTCTCTTACAGCCTGTGCATCTTCAGTAAGTTTAGATTCATTAACAACTAACTTATCAGGAATTTCAGTTGTAGGATTCTCCATTGGAGTTTCTAAATCATGATCATCTTCAACTGCTCTGTCAGGATCAACTCCAACTTTATCTGGATCTTCAAACTCCTCATGAAGTTCATCATCAGCATCAACATTAATAGCTACATCATCACTATCTTCAGGTTGATCAACATGAACATCAATGTCTTCATCAAAATCTCTATCATCTAAACTAAAGAATTTATCATTGAAATTCTTTTCAGCTTTTTCAAATCCAGCCTTAGTGTTTGTACCACCGTTGACTTCATTCTCATAAGCAACATCTGATAAAGCATTATAAACATCACCGTTTAACATTTCCTGATCAACAGATCCATCTTCGAACCTATCTTCATTTAATGCTTCTTTAAGTGCTTCACCAATCTCTTCATCGGAAATATCTGGTTCTTCTTCTACTTCAACTTCCTCTTCATCTTTTGGTTCTTCTTTAAAAGCATCAGCATCAAACTTTTCAATCCTACCGATAACATTCCATCCAAAAGCATTACTACATACTGGACATTCTTCCTCGACATTTGCGAGACCCGAATCCTCATCAATAATTACATCTGCGATGTCCTTGTAAATTCTTGTATGACAGCTGTCACATTCAAGAATAACTTTACCAATATAATTATCTTGGAGGTCTTCAACTTCGTCAGCCTCAACATCAATAATTTCTTCTTCAGCAGGCGCTTCGATGTCATCAGCTACAAAGCTCTGTAATTCATCTATAACACCCTGATCAGCAGTCAAGTTAAAATCGTCTTCGAGTAATTTTAAACTTTGGAAAGCTTCTTTAAGGTAAAATTCCATTACTTTTATTCCTCCGTAAAAATTATTTTATTTATAATAAATTTAGCAACTTCTAAATGCTAAATTATGAAACATTTTTCAGAAAACTAATCAAGAGGTAAAACTAAATCAGTTGCAACTCTTAACTGTTCCCTTAATGTAGTTAATTCACTATTACCCTCTTCAAGTAGTGTTGCTCCATCATCTGACCATAACGCATTTGATTGAGTATACCTTGTTCTAATTCTTCCTAAAATTATTTTAGCATAAGCAATAGATAATTTTAATAAAATATCTTGTCAGTAATTTGTAACTACTTCAGATGCATCATGTAATTTAGGTACAAACTCTATAACTACTTCAGATGGTTGACCATTGGTGTAATTAACATACAACTTTTTATTTATTTCATCATATCTAAAATCCATATCAGTTGATGCTGTATTGGATATTTGTTGAGCAGTGGCATAATTTAAATATCTATATACTCAATCAGTTGTATAATAATTAGATGATATATTATACATCTGTAATTGAGAAACATATGCAGGGTCTGATGTAACATTTCCTGTCCCTAATCCTGATATTCTATGCACAGCAATAACTGATTCTATTTGTGGATATTCTACTATATCAATACAACTGGATGCTGGTACCTGAATAATGTTGGTAACATTATAATACCTATTCATTTCTTCCATTGCCATATTAATGACTTTTTCTATACCTTTATCATCCAATTCACAATCTATAATTCCACCAGTTAATTGGAATTTAATCTTATCTATATAATCCTTAACTTCCATTATTCAATTTCCTCCTCAGGTTCTTCCTCAGGTATCTCTTCAATTTCCTCTTCCTCTTCAGGTTCTTCAAGAGGTACTTCATCCACATCAACAAGCTCATCTTCAGGTGGTTCAATTATACCTTGATCAAGTGCTCTTTGATATGATACTCCGTAAATAGCAGGAAATATAACGTTAAAATATTTATCTGGATAATGCTCTTCCATATATGTAACATAATTAGTAATACAAGATGCCAATTTCAATGCTCAATCAAGATCAGCTAATACTTTCATTACATGTTTACAACCAGCACCTTTAGAATCATTAGGATTTGTAATTCTAGCAGGAACTATTTGAGGTTGCCCTGAATTATATCTACCTTTACTTGCTCAATATGACATCCTATAAGTAAAATCAGGACAATTACAACTTACATAAATATCTTGTTTATTAATTGCATCAATTATTGCCCTATAAACTACTTTATATTCAAATGATCATGAATTATTTTGAAGTTCTCTATTTATAGCATCCAATATACCATCAAAAAGAACCTCTACTTCATAATTTCCGTGTTCACCTTGAATAGGAATTATAAAGGAGAGTAAATTTGCCTTATATAGGGCATTCATATCAATTTTATTAAAAGCACTTACAGAATTATAAACATGTTGCAAATCTTTACGTTCATATCTTGTAGTTCCGTAAGACTTTGTAATATCTGCACTTCTACTTTTTGATAGTAATTGTGATCTTGTTTTCTCTTCTAACTTCATATATTAAATTTAGCAGTTCCTTCTAAAAGATTATACAATTAAAAGGACAGGGAACTATATCTCCCTGTCCATGTGTAACTTAATATACTCTTGATCCTTTGGATTATCAGTGACTTCTAATAATCTCTTAAGTTGTCCCCTAAAGAATCTCTCACTTATTAATCCAGCATTCAACCTTGACTCTAAATCTTGAACAGATTTAATAATTGCTTTATTCATTATTGAAACCCTCCAATATTAAATTTAGCAGACTATGACATCATAGATTTGTCTACAGAATCATCTTCCTTTAATACTGTACCTACGTGAAATACGTACTCTTCAGGACAATCAATACAATTAAAATTTTCATCCAATATAATTAATTCCTGAAATATATCTATCTCAATAATATCATTTATTTTCTTAATATCATCATACTCCAATTTGATTGGTGAATTTTCATTATAGAATTTGATACAATTGTTAGGATCTTTAACAATTAACATTGCCATTGTTGCAGCTTCTTCATATGTTTCAAATGATCTGTTAAATAATCCTTTAAGGTTAAAATCAAATTCATTTTCTCCTTCATATAAAGGATATAAATAATAACTAACCATCATAGGACAGATTTGACTTTCATCTACTCTTACATATCTCATATAATAGAATACAATAAAAAAGAGGATCTTTCGATCCTCTTTTTATAGTTAATTTAAATGCTTAAATTACTCAGCGTGAACAATTAATGCACCACCATCACCAGTTGTGATAGAAATCTTACTGAGTAATAATGGGTTGATAATCTTCATATCGTAGAGAGTAGAGAAGCCCTGGCTCATTCTACCATCAGCGAAACCAAGTAACTGAGTAGGAACAATTGGCATATAAGGAGCATAGATACCAACAGCAGTCTTACCATCAGCACCTAAAACACCAAGGTAGCAAACCTTTTCACCAATAGCAGGTGAAACGATTACCTTCATACCAGCGACTGTACCAGCAACATATGGACCATTAGCAACAGTGTTATTAGAAGCATTGAAGCCCTTAACGAATGTTAAGATTGGCATAACATCTGGAGAAACTAACATCCAGTTAGGCATAAATCTACCGGTTCTCTTATAAACACGAGCCTTAGCTTCTTCTAACTTACGAGCAAAGCCTTCAGCCTTCATGGAATAAGAAATAGTATCAAGTTCTTCATCGACCCAAGTAATTCTATCAGCTGCAGGAAGTTCAGCATCTTTAGCATCAGCAGCAGCCTTAACTAAAAGAACAGCTTCACTATCAACTTCATACTCTAATTCAGCTTGAGCCTGCTGAGCAATAGTGGATTCGAAATCCATACCATAGTCTTGTTTAGCCTGGAAAGCAGCAAACTGAGAATATTCAACAGCTAATCTACGAGCTTTTGCAGTTAAAGCAATACCATTCATTCTAGCAACAACGGATGGTAATTTGTCCTGAGGAATATACTGATTATCATAGATATATCTAACTTTATCACCAGCCTGAGCACCAGTAACAGTACCATCAGCAGCAACAGTTAATTTAGTATCACCTTCAGAACCTTCACCAATTAAATAAGCTTCAACAACAGGAGTCCAAGAAAGTTTAAGATTAGTACCTAATGTTTCAACAACAGCCTGTCCAGAGTAACGGACTCTGTTTTCAGTCATAGGACCAAAACCTTCAAATGGGCTATTGATCTTGTTATTAACATTCCAAGCAGTCTGATTATACTTGCTCATTGCAGAAGTGAATGGATCTTCTTCTAATTCACCACCAGCACCACCTTTAGGCTCACCAAGAGCATATTCCATATAAGTAACATAGCCAGAGAAACTTGCCATTGGAGCAACCATGAAAATTTCATTGACGATGAAATTAGGAACAGCTAAAGCAGTAATATCCAAGCAGAATTGCTTGTAAGTACCAAGGTCAGCTCTCTGAGTACCAGCAGCAACCTTAAATGCTTCATTTAAATAAGTAGCAGTATTGTGTAAGCACTGAGCAGTTAACATCTTCTTGCTGTTGCTCATCTTCTCACCAGAGTTCTTCTGAGCGTAGTACTTTTCACTAATAGCAAGTCTACCCTTATAAGATTCTAATAAATTCATTCTATTTCCTTTCAAATTATTTAATCATCTGTAATAAGTAATCGGACACTTCATCATCAGCTAATCTATTACCTTTGATATATTCATTCTGAGATGATTTAACATTAAACTGAACATTTTCATTTAATCTAAATGGAAGTTTGCTCATATTTAATTTTTGTTCAACTAATTCATTGCAGATCGAATCAATATCCTTATAAGAATATGATTCATTTAATTGAGCCTTGATATTATCTACTGAAAGACCACAAGCATCTGCCTTAACAGCGATGTATCTTTCTTTTGATTCTTTCAACGCTCTTTGGTACTTCTTCGTTAATGTAGTCATATCTGATAATTTCTTATTAGATTTTTCTACACTTTCCTTCAATACCTTGATTTGATTCTCTAAATCAGAAATTTTATTATCTGATTCAGTAAGTTTTGAAATGTTTTCTTTCTTGAATGTGATTAAACTATTTAATCTTTCATTCTTTGATTCGATTAATCTGTCCTTGTAATCAAGATCACTATTAAGTTTTTCTACACTTTCTTCAAGTGATTTAACCTTTTTAGCTGTATCGCTTAAATTAGCAGATACTTTCTTGTACTTTGTTAATTCTTCATTCAATTTTGTTTCTTTTGCACTGCAAACTGATAATTTTTCCTGAAGTGACAAATTATCCTTTTCTAATTCACCATTTTTCAATAGTGCTTCTTGAAGTTCTTTCATCAAATCTTCCCTGGTATTACCAGCATCTTCTTCAACTACTTGATCTTCTTTATCTGAACAGCCATCTTCGCTGACTGATTCTTTATTAAATTTAGCAAGAGATTGACAAGCTTTTTGAATTTGATTTAAATCATTATTTAAGAAAGCCTTAGTAATCTTATCTTTTTCTGAATTATAATCATATTGTTTATCATATTCCAAGATACGACCGGTCATAGCATTAATTCTGGATAAGATTCCCATTAATTCTCTTTGTTTATCTGGATCAGTAGGAATATCTTCATTAAGGCTATCCTGCTCAAACTCTAAATCATCAGCATTCATTGATAATTGATCTGCCAAATCTCTTAATTCACCTACTAAATCTTGAACTGTATCTCCATTAACTGCGTAAGAACCTCTTACTGCATTTCTGACTTCATACATTAAATCTTCAAGATTTCCAAATGTTTGCTCTAATTGACCTTGAATATGATCTCCCCAACCATCTTCATGTTCAAGTTCTTCATTTACTTGTTTTTCTAAAACATCTAATGAAGCAGAGATAATATTATCACCATCTCTATGAATACCTACATTACAAACAGTTGGTAAATTAGGAGTATCTAAATCACATAATTCATCAAAAATAGTACCTAAATCATCTTTTGTAACGTTATGATCAAGTTCCTTTCTTAACTGATAATGAACGTTACCAAATAACGTCTTACCTTTTCTTTCAACTTCTAAACCTAATTCAGCAAATTTATCTTCAATAGGTTTTAAATCTTCTTCTGTAGGTTCAACTAATTTTTCATCCAACTTAATATCTAAATTATCAAGTGTTTCTTTCATTATCTTTTTATCTTCCTCTGATGCTTTATCAAGTTCTTCAGTTAATCTTTGTTTTAAAGTCTTACCATACTTTTTATTTGCATCTAAAGACTCAACGAATGATAATCTTGCACTTTCTACTGCAGGAATTTCTACAAGGTCAAATGCATTTAATTGGTATGTATCTGGATCAACTTCTTCATTACCATTGTAATCTTCTATAATATCTCCAGTACCTCTACTTGAAATACCAAATTTGTAACCATACTTTGCTAATTGATATGCAATTCTTCCGCAAGGTGTATCTACTATATCAACATAAGCAATTAAATCACCCTTATTATCTTTCACAGGAGGTTCTGGCATAACAATTGCAATTTTCTCCATGTTGACATCTTCATAATCAGGGTGGCATAATTCACCAAATATTCCACCATTTTGGAAACGCTCTTTAATTAAATCTGAATTAAATAATTTTTCCCATAAATCCTGACTGTAATGACGTCCATTTCTTGTTGGAGCTGCAAAACTGGCAACTGGTCCATAGAGTCTACCTAAAATTCCTTTTTTAGATTTTTCTTCAGGTGATATATTTTTAAATTTCAATGAAGTATCTTCATTTAATTTTTTAATCATTTATAACAACCTCCCGGCATATATTAAATTTAGCACTTTACCTTGAAACTTTTTCATTACTTAATCATTTGCAGACATTTAACATCTGCCTTTGTTATCTCAAGTAATTTTCTACATGGTTCTAAATTATATGTACTAAAATATATACCTAAACACTTTACAATTTCATCAGCTCTTGCATGCTTATAAAACAATGCTTTATCTTCTGGTTTATATTGTAATATTTGATTTAATAAAGCAGATAAGGTTGTAACTATCGTTTTAGGATCAGTTAATGTATTCTCATCCGACTTCATTATATTAATGTATAATTTACTCTTTTTATTATTATATGATACTCTTAATTTCTCATAGAATTTTAAAATATCTAATGAACGGTTATCATTAATTTTCTTAAGTGCTTCAAGAGGTATTGTTGATGATCTTAAAACTAAATTTAATTCATTATTAACATCAATACCTTTATTTTGTAATTCTGTTAAGAGTAATATTATATCACTTCTTGCTATCATGTCATTCCTTTCTTGATAAAATCAACTAAAGACTATTTAACATTATTAAATGAAACTCCTAATTGATCAAAACTTGGCAAATCATTAGCTTCATTTAATAAATCTCCTGTTCCTGAATAGAAACTTTCCTCTGGAGCCTCTGGAGCTTCCATTGGTTCAGATTCAATTTCACCACCTAAATCTTCTGGCTCTGGTAAATCTAAATCACCACTACCTCCAAAGTCACCTCCAAAATCATCACCACCTAAATCAAGTTCATCAGAACCTGTTGATTTCTCTTCCTCTTCAGTAGTACTTAACTTATCTATCTCATCTTGGATAAATCCAATTACTTCTGTATTTGTAATTGCATTGGATAATAATGATTTGAGAATTTCAAGTTTTGTTTGTCTATCTTCAATCTCATCTAATAAACTCATAATTTCACGAATATTATTGATAGATTGTGACATATTTTCCTTACGGTCTTTTTCTTCTTGAGTTGTAGGAGACTGCATATGTAAATCAAACTTATTAATATAATCAGCTAAACCTCTGTCTAAAAGTATAAGGTTAACTGCATCAGTTATCATCTGAATATATGCATTTTGACCCCTCTTGACTCTTTTTGCATAGTTACTTGAAATTAATGATAATGAAGTACCACCATTAAAACCAGCAGCATCATCAGTATCACCAAGGTATTGTTTAGGAATACCTAATGATCCAAATAATTTATTCTTCCAATAATCAAGGTCAATTAAATCGCCTACATTAACATCGCCACCTATTTGAGATGTCTCTACTCTTCCCTTACCTTCATGAACAGGGAAATAAAGTACATTTTCAACAGGTCCCGTATTAGTATAATCTTGCATCGATGTTCCAAGATTATATGCTGACTTCTGTTCAACCATTGCTTTAATTCTTCTCAATAATGTTTGAACTTCAGTCTTACCCATATCACCTACTTCAACATTGATAGTTCTTATAATAGATGATTTTGTAAGTCTATTTAATAATACTGAATTTTCAAGGAGTGATAATTCTCTCCACACTTTAAAAGAATTATAAAGAATTGACTGACCTCTCTTAACATTGAATGTGAGTAAATCTGAACTAAGGTCTGATTTATTTTCAATATCTGTAGATAAAGTTACTTCCTCTGTAGTTCTATCTGAATTATCTTCCAAAGAAGCGTGAACGAATTCAGTAGCACCATAAATATCAATATCATTATTATTAAATCTATATAAATATTGATTATTAATTACTGGTGTTTTCTGATCCTTCATATAATTCTGGAGTACACCAACATGCGTTCTAATATATGCACATGTCTTACCAAACTTAACTAAATCAAATACATCAGCAGGATTTTTGACTATTTCAGCATATTCTGCATATCTGTCATTCTTTGAATAAATCTTTAAAATTAAATCTTCATTCATCTCTGTTGACTCATTTAATTTAGATTTATCATTCTTTTCTTTTAACTTGTCAAAATCAAATTCAGATTTTCTATATAACTTTAAATAAATATCTCCATATTTATATAATGCATACATATGACCATAAGCATTTTTATCTATGTTCATAGCATCCAAAATCTGATTAACAGCATTAGTTATCTTTTCATTATTAGATGTACACCACATAACTTTACCTTGTTCATTAGGTTCTGTTGAATCTGATGTATAAATTTCCAATGCAGTAGAGATGATTGGGTCTTCTGCCATAAGGTCTAATAAAGCATAAACTTCATCTCTTGACCTTGATATACTAGTAAAAGAATTAATAGCTGATATATCTATCGTACCATTTTCCTGTGAATCAATGATATTATCGTAAATATGATTATTTGTATCAATATCATTAATCTTATCAGGAAGTGGTATGGATACTGTCTTATTTACATAATCAATATTTTTAAATACTTCTTGATCAGCCATGTCCTCTCCTTATCAATTCAATATTCCATCGTATATATCCAATGACAAATCATCTGAATTAAATGTATTGAATATATTTTGATCCTGTTTACTTATATAAGATGGTTTTTGTTTTAATGATTCTTCAAATTGTTGTATATAACTTTGCATATCATCATTATTACTACCATTAAAATCAATCATTGCTTCAAGTGTTTCACCATAATCATATGAAAACTCTTCAGCATGAAGTGAAGCATTATACAATGCTCCACAGACTCCATCAGCAGAGTCTTTACTGTTTATACCTGAAGGATCATGGTCAACTTTACCATTGTTATTATTCCTCTTTAATCCTACAAGCTCTTCTGTTAATAGATTAATACCCTTACGAGGCAACTTTAACCTTTTCTCATATATGCAATTCTTTAAAAATGCATATGGTTCACAGATACCATTATTAGTTCTATCTACAGATAATATACTATAATTATATCCTTTTGCTAAAAGGTCTTGTTCAACACCTGATCGTGCAAATGTATCTGATGTTATACCTTTAATTTTTAATCCTTGTTCCTTAAGTCAATAAATAAAATTCCTTGTTTTCTCAAAACTAACCTGTTGACCCCTAGGAGCTTTTATAGAAACAACAAATCCAAGTTGAAAATACATCTCTGGTTGAACTTTTGTTTTTTCTTCACTACTTTCACTGCCGTGTAATTTCATCCCATCTATGAATATACCACCTATACCGGTTTTATCTCCCGTTAATGACATATCTAAATGGATGAATAATGGTTTATTTTTAACTGATTCAGGTATCTTATCTATATCAAAGAAATCATATAATTCCTCTTGATCATTAGTACCTAATTCAACTATTTCCTTAGTGAATGGATTGACAAATGATTCTGTTTTGCACTGAGTTATCTTTTCACCTGAAATATAATTACTAGTACTTGATGTTGATATACCTGCGATGTCAGTAAGTGCAATATCTATATCATCAAGGAAATTTTCATAATATCCTATAGGTACATCAAGTAACCTAAATCCTCTTTCAATATAGTGTTGACATTCATCTTCAGTTATATCTGGAGGTAACACCTCTGAAGGCAAAAATTTATTACCAATTGCTATTTTAAATGTTCTATCAGAAGCTTTATCAGTTCTAATAATCCATTGAGGTTCATCTATAATAATTGTAGTCTTACTTTCATTCCTCTTCTTATTTTCTATCCATGTTTCCAAGAATGATTGTTCAGTTCTTTTTGATGATGCTAAAACAAGAATTGTAGGATTTGAAGTACCTCTCATAAAACGAGATTGCATACGAGCAGTAGCTGATGAAACTAATTCAGTTGCTTTCTGTTTCTGCTTTTCAACATCTTGATTAGGTATAAATGAAATTTCATCAAAGAATGCCCAGAAAAGAGCTCTACCTATAAAGTGTCTAGGTTGTGAACCACATATTAATTCTATATTGCTATCAGGATTTGGATATCATTCAGGATTATTTGATTTTGTAATAGTGCCGTGGTGCATAAATCACTCTGATTCCTGAATCATATTCTGTAATTTACTTCATGCTACACCTTGAGCAGCATCTATAGTTATATTAATAACAGCAAATGAAATAACATCAGTCGACATTATTCCATAATAAACTGCAGGATTTTTTAAACATAGCATTCTATATAGTTCATAAAGACCTATAATAACTGCTTCTGTAGATTTACCTATACCAATTGCACCTGTTAGTGCTAATGTATTACACACTGCTGGTTGTAAAGGATCAGGATAAATCTTTTTAAGTAACTCTTCCCAATACGGAAATAATGTAAATTTACCTTCAGCATTCATCAATCCACGACCTAAATAATATTGATCGTGGATAAATGTTTCTATATCTACAGGAATTTCTTTTCAGTCCTCATTTAAAATACTATCCATTGTACTTGAAGTACCTTCACTGGACATCTCATTTAATATTTTAAGGACTGCTTCCCGTTCTTGTTGTGTTAAATTTTCTAAATTAGACATAATCTACTTTTAATTTTAATATTTATCTTTTTTCAATAGTTAATGGTATTCTGGTAAATGAACTATATGTTGAACTTGTACTATTATTATATCCTACAATTAATACTATATAATCAGCAATTAATGAATCAGAATCACTATTAAATTCTAAATTACTGAATGTAAATTCAAGTTTCACTTCATCATTTTCAGTAAATGATCTACTCTTACTTAAATACATATACTCACCTGTAGAATCTACTTTAATAATGACTATTTTACCATCAGTAATAGCTTTTGAAATTTCAGAGAAATCAACATCTAATATAGGTTCTCCACCAGTAATGGTCATTGTAACCAATAATACTTCTGAAGGTAAATCAATCATCTTTCATACTTGATTTTCTACACCAAGTACTTTACCATCAAATCCTACTTCCATATCAGGTAAACTATTAACTTTAATATTAATATCCTTATTTTCAGATTGATTAGCACTAAATGTACCTATAGGTTTATCATTTTGTTTAATAGTTAATATTCCATCATTTGGAGTTGTACCATGTTTAACAGATATTATATTATCTTCAAGATTAATACCTTCACCTGCTGTAAGATTGTCTTGTTTTGAATCTAATAAACTTTCAATATCAGCTATATTAGTTTCAACTGTATCAATTCTATCATTAACTGGTACTAATGCATCACCAACTTCTGGTAATGTTACATAAGGAATAAATAATCCTTCACTTGAAGTATCACCATTACCATCATTAACTAATTGAGATGTATGTGTAGGACCATCTATAACTAAATCACCCTCACTATCCTCTTCGATTGTTATATTTTTACCGGGAGTTAATTTATCCTGCTTTCTAAGGTATTTGGTACTTAATTCACTTACTGATCTTTTAATTAATCCAAATAAATTCATTAAATCAGTTTGCTTTTCAATATCACCCTTTAATTTACCTCAGAATGTTACATACTCAACTGAATCATTTTCTGTAATATTCGCTGTCAACTTCGTGTCTTTAATTTCAGTCATCTATATCTCTCCCTAGTCTATTATATTAAATCTTGTCTTTTGTAAAGCAGTGTCTATATGAGAAACTCCTGCTTCATCTTTATATAACACTTTAATCTGATAATAATATGTACCCGGTACTAATTCAATTGTGTCTTCAGGATTAAGAACAACCTTAAGTGTACCACCCTCTATATCATAGTCATCATAACCTAACTCTTTTTTAAGAATTGCCTTTTCAAAAGGTTGATTAGGTTCCATTAAACCAAAAAATACAATATCTCCCTTTTGAATTTCATAATAAGTTTCATTTGGAAATTTTCCAGATTTTAACTCTATCTTTAAACTGAGGTAATCACCTCTGTTCATTGTTATGACTTTATCTTTTCTAATTAAATACAAACTCATATATTTACCTCATATATAAATTTAGCAGTTTTAAAAAAATCTACTGTCAGTTGGATCAAACTTATCACCACCACCTCTTATTCTTCTTATTATACTGATAGATGATATTTCATTTGATTTTGTTAAACTACTATTACCTTTATTTCATGTTGAATACTGATCATCCAAGAAGTGAGATCGATCATATGCAGGTAAATTTGTTTTCATATCCATACTGTCAAGTAATTTCTTACATTTTTCATTGAATACTCAATCTTCATATCCAGTACCTTGCTCAGGATCTACTGATAAATCATAATTAACTCTATCAAATCCCCTACGAGAAATACAACTAAAATTATTTAAATAATTTTTAACATAATAATACTCTTTTTTGGTACTTTCAATAATTGATATATAATTATCATATTCACTTTGATCTTCTGATAATTCCATATCATCATCAAGCATTATCATATAATCATACACAGAATTTAAAAAATGTTTTCTTAAAATTATTCTTGCTCCTGTTATTCCTAATTTATTATAATTAAATACAGCAATATTACCTTGTTCAACTTTAAATTCTTTTCAATTTTGAGCTACCATGATTATTGGTAATTTGAAATGATTATTTAGTTGTCTTAATAATTTTTTTAATCTATCTATTCTTACTGACCTGCTACTAGAATCATCAGGTAAATAACTTACTATTCCTATACATATTTTCATAATTATACCTTTTTAAGATGTTCTCAATTTCAAGATATACTTCCTTCACGAGGGTAATTATAATGATAAGCATGAATACATAATCTTGTAAATTTAGGTTTTAATTTCTCTACATCCCTCATCATAAATCAATCTTCAGCCCGCCTATATGTTGGATTAATCTCTATATTATTATTTCTTAAATACTTTAATTGTATAAAATATCTTCAGGTAGCATTACATGACATTGACATACATATAGAACCTGAATTATCATCATGATCAAGTATGAGTATCTCGTCATCGTCATGTCTTTCATACAACTTATCTATAATAATAGAATAATTATCAGTATATACATAATCATCACTATCTATTGTTGAAATATATTTACCTGATGCTTTTTTATACATTAAATTTTTAGTATATCCAACTCCCATGTTAGACTCATTTCTCATCAGTATAAAATTTCCAAATTTATTAGCATTAATATGATATCATTTATTTAAAATAATCCAACTATTATCATTACTAAAATCATCACAGCATATAAGTTCAATATCACTTCTTTTAGGTATAGAATCCAAACACCTTACGAGTGTATCTTGTACATTATATACAGGAACTACTATAGTTAAAATTATTACGTTTTCCATACCTATGAAATCACTCCTCTCCTATTCACATCAATATGAATTCCTTCAGATTCAAAAAACTCAATTGCTTCTTTTGTTCATTTACCTCTGAATATTGCCCATATATCACCTGTATATTTATGACCTCAATCTATTATTCAGTCATTTAATGAATAATATTCATATTTTTTGCAATTATTCATTAATTCAAATGTTCATGGATCAGTAGCTACATTGATAACATCAAGTAAACTTGGTTTAAATCAAAGCTGACACATCATACTTGTTTTATATAGACCATTTACTGATCTTTTACTTAATGTATTATTTATAAATTCATCATTATGATCAAATGACTTTTCAAAATTTACTGCTGCAATATTATCAATTGATTTCATAAACAACTCTAATTCATTAATATAATTAGAATTAACTTTTTTTCTTATAAATATATCATCGCACATAAGAAGTATATAATCATCATCAATTAATTTGACAGTGTTTCATATTCTCCTTGTTCATAAATTTAAATCTAAATTGAATTTTATTGTTCTATAATAAGGATTAGATAATGTCTCTGTTGAATAAATTATTTCAGGATGATCTGGTCAGTACTTCTCAATACAATGATAAAATAACTCTCATAAATCATTATTCTTGTCACAACTACATACAAGTATTTTCATTTATAACTCCTTTATCATTGCTCTTGTTCTGTCACCTATATCATGTTTATTAAATTGTTTATGATATCATGTTGAATTAGGATCATTAGCTGAATCAGATACATCATTTAATGTATTTCTTATAAATAAAAATTTATTTTCAGGATACAGTTTATTCAATAACATTATTAAATACATGTCTTCAAAGAAATCACCATTTTCTGCTTCACCTTCAGGATAATCAACTTCTCTAAACATATCCTTTGATATAGCAAATAATTTCAATAATTGTGATTTATAAATTCCATATCATTTACCAGGATGATTTTCTATTTGATCAAGGTACAAAGAAGCATCTGAACGAATTCCAACAAGTTTAGCATCATCATCTAACATAATAATGTAATCAAAATCTGAATTAAGAAATTTATTCCTTAATTCTTTTCTAGCACCTGTTATACCTAATTTATCATAATAAAATGGAATTACATTATCATAATTTACAGTAAAATCATTTCAATTCTGAGCAATTATCAGTATTGGTAAATTAAATAACCTATTACAATCAAGTATAGTTTTATTTAATCTATCAATTCTAATATTTCTTAATTCTTTATCATCAGGAAAATAACTAATGATACCTATACATATCTTCATATAATAATATATAAAAAAAAAGGATTAATTAATAATCCTTTACCATAACTGTTAATGCTGTAGAAGTAGCAGCATCACTATAAAATGTAATAGTATTTGCTGAAGTATCAGCTCTATAGATATGCGATCATGCTTCTGTATATGTTGCCACATTTGCTGCTGTATCAATGTAAACATCTACAACAGGATTACTATTTGCTGTAACACCTGATACTGTAACAGCTTTTGATCCAGCTGCCGTAAATACAGGTAAAGTACATGTAGTGTATTTTGTAGCAGCTGAAGCTGTAATAGTTGTATTTGTAACTCCAGTTACATGACCTGTAGCATCTACAGTAATTTTAGGTACTGCCGTAGCACTTCCATATGTACCAGCAGTAACTCCTGAATTAGCATGTGATATTGTTCATGTACCTGAACCTGTTACAGCTGTACTACTTCCACCTGAAATTGGTGATGTTGTCTTAACTGTTATAGATGTTACTGTACCTGTATTTGATGTTTTACTATTTCAAGTGTACTTCTCACCAGTTGTTACTAATGAAACATCTGTACCACCACTAGCTGCTGTTTTACTTGAATATGTAGTATTAGGTGGAGTCGTAAATATATAAGTTGATCCACCAGCTGTAAGTTGATATTTTGTACTTGCTGCTAATGTTATAGCATTAGTACCAGTACTTGTTGCTATTGATAATGAATGGGTATGATTACCTGCAGCTGCTGTTGATGCAGTAGTACCAATTGCCAAATTCGACTTATTATTTCAAGTGTATTTTTCACCTGTAGTAACAAGTGATACTTCAGTACCTCCCGAAGCAGCAGTTTTAGAAGTATAAGTAGTATCAGTAAATTTCGCATTTGCTGGAACAGCAGTTAAAACAGTAAGATTATTAACCTTATCTGAATTAGTAGCAGTTCCATATATTTTACCTGTAACTCGTAAATCTCCAGTTACGAGACTGTCTTTTAATTGAGCCATAATATATTATACACTCCTTACTTCTCTATAAAATTATCTGCTGAAATAAAATCTTTTCCAATTTTTGCGTTATAATATTGTGATGGCGTAATTTTAAAATTTGTTACATCAATTCTTCCAGTTCCATCAGAATAATCACATCTAAATCCAACATGTGATTTTGAATAAGTATTAAACCATGATGCTGGTATTATTGTTGTTACATCATAATGATGCGTACCTGCGGTAAGTGCTCTTGTTGCATTTATAGCAAAACTTGATTGCAATGCGCTGCATACATAATTTGTTCCAGCTCATTTTCATGTTGAATCCGTTTTATCATATTGACTTCCTTGTCATCATATTCCTTTAAATGTTCCGCCGGTTCCAGCAGTAAAAGCTGTTCATTCAATATCACATTCAATATGAATTGATAAATCTTTATTTAAATCAGCATAATTGGTAAAATCTGAGGTACCCATATCAACACATGAATTAACTTTATCTTTTGCTGGAGCATATCCTCCACTTGAAAAACTATTTAATAATTCAGAGTTAGATTCATGAAACTCTTCTGTTGCCATAATACCATTTTTCAATGTTTGACTTATATCTTCATTATCTTTTAATTCAAAAGCATGAATATTTTGTAAATTATCTATATTTGCTGGCGTATGATATAAATCTAAAATATCTTCCGCTGAAAGCGCTGTACAATACATCCTCGAATCTGCAACATTTCCGATAGCTAGTTCACCTCCAGCACTATATGAGCCAATATATAAATTATCTATTGTGCTTTTTAATGCTGGATATGTTGCTGAATTATCAACAGTACCAACTAATTCACCGTCACAATAACATTTACAAACTCCATTTTTAAAAGTTACTGCAATAAAATATCATTGTCCATTTACTAAACTTGTAGCAGATCCATATTGTCCCAATCCTGCTGCGGATGTTGTTTCACCATTCAATGATGAACGCAACCCATATGCCCAAAGTTTATTAGATTTACCCAATGAAAATCTAAAAAAGTTGTTCGAACCAGCTATACTATGAATACCAGCAGAAGTTGAACAATTACTATCTCATTTTATTCATGCAGTATGAGTAAATTCTGTAACAATACTTCCATTTTTTCATGGATTTGATACTGTAATATAAGAAGAACCATTAAAATGTGTTGAAACATCATATCTATAACTATTTTGTTGAGTTGTTAATGTTCCTGTAATAGTTCCATTATAACCATATCCAGATGAATCAGTTATTTTAGTTGTATCAACCCCTATTTCTGCTGGTGTTGGTGACCATGAAGTTGCAACTGAGCCTTTTTCAAGTTTTAAATCTCGTAAATATGTAATTGTATCATTTGAAGTATTATAAATTGGAAAAATTCTAAAACTTGAACCACTTAAATTATTAGTTGTAAATGTAATGGTGATTTTTGTCCATTCATTTGCGTTTATTGTTTGAGGAGTATAAATTCTATTGGCAACAACATCTTCATGCGCTTTATCTGATGCAGTAGAAGCAGAATTATAAACCTGAAAATGCCCTAATCTTGTAAATCCAAAATTTCCTCCAATTGTTGATTTAATAATTGCACTATAAATGTATGTTGTATTTGCTTCAAGAATGATATTAGGATTAAAATTAATTCCAGATGTATTACCACCTGTAAACTTATAACAAGGAAAATTATCTTCTGTTACAAAACTTAAATAAGATCCACCATTTAATTTAGATACATTTTCTGCTCTTGGAGTTGTACTGTGTAATAAATTCTCTCCAGTGCCACCGCTCCATCCATCCAATTTATAATGAAGTACCAAACCTTGTGAAATTTCTTTTACTTCTTTTGTAGATAAACAGTGATTATAAATGCGAACATCATTCATATATGCGCCAGAAGCTTTTTCTCCATTTGCATTACCACCAATGAAAAAATTTGTTACAATATTTCATGCTGGAGCATTAGAAGTTGAAATAGTATTTTTTAAAATACTATCTATATATATTTTTATTTCTCCTGTTTTATATGTTGCAATCAAATGATGCCAAACATTATCTTTAATACTTGTATTTGAGTTACATTGAGTAGAAGCACTACCTGTCGATATGGCAGCAATTGGTATTCCAGAACTATTTATATCAATTCCGAATATAATATTATTTCAAGAAGTACCTTGTGTTCCTATTGTCATTATTTGAGCATATGCAGAATGAGTTGTTGGTAATTTTACTCAACAAGATAAGCTTGCTTCATTAGAAAAAGATGATAAAGGTAAATTAGTTACTGCTATATAATTAGAATTAAACGCATAACATTTTCCAATTTTCCCATTATTATCAACAGTTGCTCCATGATTAGTAACAGTTATATCACTAATTCCTTTATTTTCTAAAGTTCCATTAAGAGGTAATCAAACTCTCAATGCCATATCTAACTACCTCCTAAATTTATACAATAAGTACACCAGGTGTAACGAATATAAAATCTAAACTTTCTGTTGTTGAATTATATTCTAATCTTACCTTTTCATTAACAAGATAAGTTTTAGCATTTAATTGACCTGCTGTTGTTGTTGAATAGATTCCAGAATCAAATGATTGTGTTCCCGTATTAGTACTAGCTGAAGTTGTACCTGTAACATAATATTTTGTTGTAGTTGCTAATGTATTTGTTACCTTCGTATCTGTATTTGAATCAGCTGGCATTGTAAATATAACACTAGTACCACCAGCAGTTAATTGATACTTACTACCGTGTGCTAATGTTATAGTACTAGTACCAGAAGATGTTGCTAATGAAGTTGTATGAGTATGATCACTTGTAGCAGCACCAATATTAGCAGGAGTTAAGTTAACATTTCCTGTTCTATAAGATGATTCAGCATTACCTTTAACTGCCACGGCAGCAGGAATTGTAACTGCTGATCCTGCAGTCAATATATGTCCATACTTATCTATTGTAATAGGATATACTGCAGATGTTGTTTTTGCAGGGGATGTTGAAGGAGCAGCATGTGAAATAGTGACTGATCCAGAAGTTCCTGAACCTGTAAGACCATTACTTCCTGTTACACCTGTTATTGTACCTGTATTTTTAGTAAATCCTCAACCACTTACAGTTGATTCAGTAACTGCTGATGGAATTGTAACAGCAGCACCATAAGCACTAATATGTCCTTGAGCATCAATCTTTATTGGGTATACTGCTTGAGTTGTTTGAGCAGTAACACTGTTACTATGATTTAAAGTGACAGCACCAGAGGTACCACCACCAGAAAGTCCTGTTCCTGCAGTAACTCCGGTGATAGTACCTGTATTTTTGGTGTAACCACTTGTATTATCTATAAATTTTACTACATCTCCTGAAGGGAGAGTCATTTGACTTTGATTATATGTTGCCATTTAAATCTCCTTAATGACTAGCTGTAACTGTTACAGATCCTTCTGGTTTGTAAGTTCCTGTTGAAGTAAATGAAGTTCCAGAGAATGTACCCTTTAATTCAGCTCCATCTCCAGTGAAAGTCTGTGCAGCTGCATATGTATTATCTGCCCCTGTATTGTAACCATTCCATAATCCAGTAACTTGCGATCTTTCAGGTAATGTAACAGAAGTAGGAGTATTCGCAGTAAACTCATCTTCACCTTGTGAGAAACTAGCAGCAGTACCAGCTGTATAGAAACCAGAATTTAATTTAGCAGCAGTAAAGCTGTCATTACCATGAGTTGCAGCAGTAAATGAATCTGAACCTTGAGTGAATTTAGCTGCCGAACCAACAGTATAGAATCCTGTACCCAGTGACGCTGCTGTAAATGAATCAGCATCATGTGTTGCAGCTGTATAAGAATCTGATCCTTGTACAAATGAACCAGCTGATCAAGATATAGTCAAATTACCGGTTGAACTATTAGGTGTAAATGTTAACACTGGAGCAACAAAACTATCTGTACCTTGTGTAAATGAACCACCACTAAATGAACCTCTAGTAAATGAGCCTCCACTAAATTTTGTAGTGTCTATCTTCGTAGGAACATTAGCAGTAAAATTATCTGTTCCTTGAGTAAATGAGCCACCTGAAAATGACCCTCTTGTGAATGATCCACCACTAAATTTAGAAGTATCTATAACTGTAGGAGTATTAGCAGTAAATGTATCAGTTCCTTGATTAAATGAAGCAGCTGTACCATTAGTTTTAGAACCTACACTAGTAATAGAATATACACTAGTTGTTTTAGGACTAATTGTAACTGCTGATTTTGCATTACTACCAGATGGAGTATAATTTGCAGTACCTGTACCTTTACTTATTGTAATATTACCTGTAGGAGTACCTGATACTGAAATTGATTTAGAAGTTCCACTAAATGAACCAGATAATGTTACATTTGCACTTAAATCTACTGCTCCAACTTTTCTGGATGTTGGTACATAATCACCCAATAAAGCATCTGTTTCTGCTACAGTGTAATAAGGTCCTTCTGAACCAATATATTCCCAGTGATTAGTTCCACCTGAAACAATAACTCATCTGTAATATCCAGTTGCTCCTGAATGCTGACTATCAACTAATACTTTAACAATATCATTATTATTAAGTGACGTTGTATCATACTGTTGTAATTCAGCATAAGTACCAACAATATCAACAACGTCTGATGAAGCACTTATAGCATCAATTTGATCCTGTAAATTACTATCAGCATTTTGTCTAGCTGTTGCTTCAGTTGAAACTTTTGAATTTACTTGTGTTTCAGTTTGATATCCATTAGGATTAGTACTATCATATGGAGTAAATCCTAATGCGCTTGTTATAGTAGAAGAAGTTATGTTATGAACATGATCTTCTCTAGCAAAACTTGCACTAGTACCAACCACTGCTGTTGTGCCAACTGCTGTAACTGTACTACCAGCTGAAGCACCTTCAGGAATAGATGGTTTATTTTTAATATATGCATCCGATGTTGAATCTGTTTCATTTCAATCAGCTTGAACATTAACTTCTGCACCAGATGCTATTCCATCTAATTTATTCTTTAATGTGGTTGTAAAATTGTTATCTGTATGCACGTATGAAGAATCTGAAACAAAATCAGAATCATTTGTTAAATCAGATGTCTTACTAGGAATACTAGGAAAATCACTAATCTTTGAGACAGTTATATTAGGAATATCCGCAGTTGTTAATGCTCTAAATGAAGGAGTACCATTAGCATTACTTGGAGCTGCTAATACAAAATTCTTTGTCTTCGATCCATAAGGATTCTTTGTATCACCATAGGCATCTGCTAATGATATTGTTGTACTTAGTGTTTCAGTTTGAGATGTATTTTGACTTGATTGAATAGGTCCTGTTGCAGCTACTTGTACGCTCTTTACAGTACCCATAGATGATACATCTGACATTGTTGCTATCTTATTATCTGTGGAATCGTATGCTGTGTTAGTAATTAAATCAGCAATTCCAGATGATAATATAGATGTACCATTGACCTTTACATCATTTACTGAATCTGTTCATGGAACATTAACTGCTAAATAACCAGACTTGTCAAGTGCAACTGGGTAAACTCTACCTGAAACTTCTGTTGCAGCAGCTGAATCATTTGACAGTTTTGTTTCAGATTGTAAATTTGCTTTTAATTTAACTACTGAAGTACTTCCACCAGAGAATGTGTGTGCTAATCCCTTTTCAGTATCAACTTTCGAATAAGCTTTTCTTACAGTTACACTTCAGTTATTATTACTTTCAAGTTTATAGATATAAACTTCGTCACCTTGTAAATCAAATGTATGACTACTTACTGATCTATAATATTGGAACTCAACATTAGTTGGATTATCAGCATTATTTACGTATGCCATAAACGCCATACGAGTCTGAGATCCTGAGGCTGGATTTGAATTAGAGCTGGCACGACAGTACACAATAGCATTATGCTTATAAGCATCAATAAAATCACTTCATGTACTAACGCCATAGCTTAATATTACCATTTCATGGAGATCAAGGGCTTCACCATACTCTGTAATATGACCTTGGGCATCTATCTTTATAGGATATAATCCTGAAGTTGTTTGAGCTGTTATTGAATTACTATGACCTAAACTGATCGATCCAGTGGTACCACCACCAGTGAGACCAGAACCTGCTGTAACTTCAGTAATTGTACCGAAACCAGTATCGTTTGTAAGATCACTAACTTTTGTAGGAACTGTTACATTAACAGTCTTATTAGTTATAGGTAACTCAACACCATTCTTCTGAATATGATTAATTGTATTTGGTTCACCACCAGTTGATATAATATCATCAACTCTTGTTTCAAGATTTGATACTTTTGTATCTACAGCATTAACATCTGATTCAGTAGCAAATGGATCAGAAGGAGTTGCTCCATTACCGTCATTTGTTAAATCAGATGTTTTTGTAGGAACTGTTATATCTACATTTTTATTAGATATTGTGAGAGCTGTACCATTCTTTGAAATTGATTCAATTACATTTACTTGAGCACCACTAGCAATTCCTGCTAATTTATCCTTTTCAGTTGTTGTATAACTGTTTTGAGATAATCCCATACCAGTTACTTTATCAACTTTATCATCCAAAGCATCCTGTAAATCAGTTTGACTAGAGATATTTCCTTGGATATTACCTCATTCTGCAGATGTTTGAGTATTGGCAATTGTTATACTACCTGTACTTGTATCTTTTGTAATAGATATACCTGAACCTTGTATTAAATCTTCAGGTTGTACAGCTGATGCACCTAATTCAGCATTTGATCTAATTGTTGATAAATCTGATATCGTATCTTGTTTATCATTAAGTGCGTTATTCAAATCAACTTGATCACTTAATGTACCATTTATTGATCCCCAAGATGTACCAGTAGCACTTATAACATTAGATGCTGATATACTGATATTTGTACCCGCTGTTAATTTATCTTGTTTTGATGCTAAATCAGTTTTTGTAGCAGTTATTGTACTATCAATAGCAAACTCATTATTTGTTAATGATAAACCATTACCAGCTGTATATTTAGTATCAATAGCTGAAATAGTATTACCATTTATAGTAATATTAGAGCCTTGAATTAATTCATCCTGCTTACTATTTACATCTGTTCTTAATCCTGTTAATACACTATTTAAATCAGTCTGATTAGCTAATGTACCTTCAATTGATCCCCATGTAGTAGGTGATGTTACTGTTTCAATTACAGTATCATCTCCATCCTTAGAAATCCTAATGCCAGAACCAGGAGTAAGTGTATCTTGTTTTGTTGCTAATCCAGTTGCTAACTCATCATCAACATAAGTCTTTGTTGCTAATGTTTCAGTATCAGCTGATATAACATCATTAGTTATATTGACACCAGTTCCTGCTGTATAATCCTGAAATGAAATAGTATTATTAATTATATTTATTCTATTACCAGCAGTTAAGTTGTCCTGCTTTCCTGATAAGGCTAAATCAGTTTCAGCTTTTGTATAATAATTATCTTTAAGAGCTAATGTATCATAACCTATTAATTCATTAACATTTTCAGGAATATTATAATTAATTGTTCCTTCACCTGACTGATTCAATGTAATAATACCAACAGTTTCACCTGTATCTCTATCAACTGTTTTTATAGGGTTTCCTTCAGAATCAAATTCACCAGTTTCATGAACAGTAGCATTCTTTTTAAAGATAACCTTAGAGTCAGATATCTGCGCATCATCAGGAATTTGACCTAAGTCACTATAATGTAAAGTTATATCCTGATTTAGTGGTTTATTATTAATCTTTCTTAATTGAGGAACAAACTTATCATCTACTTGAGCTGAAGTATAATAAGGACCTTGTTCACCAATAAATTCTCAGTGACCGATTCTATTTCCTTCGGAATCATATATTGGATTACCTTCAGAATCTAAATCTAATACTCATCTATAATAAACTACAGCATTATTTCTAGTTTCATCTTGAATGACTTTAATTATGTCATTCTCTTTTACATGAGATGTATCATATCTTTGAAGTTCAGCATATGAACCTAAAATATCAATAACGTCTGATGAACTTGATAATGCATCAATCTGCTCTTGTAAATTTACATCTGCTGACTCTCTATTACCAACTTCTGTATTTATTGCTTGACGAATATCAGCATGAGCACCTAAATCTTTATTATGATCATTTATAGCCTCTTGTGTAATATAACCAGAATCATTAAAAAATGATGATACACCAATACTACCAAAATTGATAATATCACTAGCTCTCATATCACCTTGAATAATGTGTCCATCAATAGTTGGTTTATTATCTAAACTATTGTAATCCCCTCCAGGAGTTGATATGATTGTCTGTCCTTGAGAGTTCTTTTCAATTGTAATATAAGAACCAGCAGTTAATTTGTCTTGTTTATTATTTAAAGCATCATAAAGATCAACTTGATCAGAAATATCACCTTGAATATTCCCTCACTCAGCTGATGTTTGTGTATTAGTTATAGTTGAATTACCTTCAGCATCCGTTGTTATACTAATACCATTACCTGCTGTAAGTGTACCAGTTAAACCAAAATCAGAGGGAGATTTATCTCCCTCGATTGTTATATTGTTTATTGAAGGTAAATCACTTAAATTATTATAACTAGATGCAGCTACAGCTGATATAACATTATTTTCATCTATTGTTATATTTTCTCCAGCTGTCAACTTATCTTGTTTTGTTTCTATATCGACAGATATATTTTCAACTTGCTCATTTAAATTAGTAATGTTTTCACGAGCAAAGGAATCTTCATAATACCTTATCTCTCCATTACTTAATTGTGTTTTATTTACTGTCTTTATTTTATCTGTCATATTTTATTTACCCATTAACCTTTCACGTTAATACTTAAAGCTGTACCTGCCAAACTTTCTGTAGCAAAGAACTGTATTGACTTTGTGCCAGTAACAGCTCTATAAATTTTACTCCATGCAATATTTAATGCATCTACATCATCTACACTTGAAACAGTTGACATATTAATATCTAATATTGGGTTACTAGCACTTGTAATATTAGCAAGATTAGTATTATCTGTTATAGTTGTTGTAAATCCAATTTGTCCTGCTGAACCAGTGGCTGCTGACCAAGTAGCATCAGAAGGAATAGTAATAGTTGTCATAGGTACAACAGGTAATGTAACAGTACTATTAGATGCAGATGTTATATGACCCATTGCATTTACTGTTATCTTAGGAACTACAAATGTACCACCATATGTAGGAGATACTGTATTAGGACCATAAGTACTTGCAGTTACACCTGAATTTGCATGGGTAATTGTTGTACTAACTGTTGCACCTGTTTGTGCAGAACTTGTACTTGAAACAATTGGAGATGTAGCTGAAATCTGAACACTTCTTACTGTACCAACATCTAAATTACCATTACCTAAGATATTTGAACTATTTATGGTTTTGATATTTGTACCACTAACTAATGTAGCTTGTTTACCAGCAATAGCGGTTGTATTAGAGCTGATATTATTTTTATTAGTTGTAATTTGACTAACTAATGTACTTGTAATACCTGAATTAATTGATCCTCATTGAGTTGAAGTGAATGAACTATTATTTAATGTATATTCAAATTCCCAAGCTGATCCATTATATTTATATCTCTTGTACTTCGTATTACCTGCAGAATCTACGCAACTTACAAATGCATAGTCATTATTATCCATTCCAGTAATTGATCTTAATGCTGATTGAGCAGCTGACTCTGTATCAGCTGAAGCAGTTACTGTACCTTGGAATGTTGCCGTTGAAGTTGAAATAGAATCATTAACAAATTGTTTATCAGCCAACTGATTAGATGAAGTAGCTGCATTAGGAATCTTCGCTTCAATAGCAGAAATCTTGGAATTTACACCATTTGTACCAGTAATTAAATCTCTAATATCACTATGAGCTGATGTACTACTATTATGTGTACTTATTGCTGAACTTACTGTACTTGATACATTTGTTGAAGTCTGATAGCCACTATCATTCGTTAAATGACTTGTCTTACTAGGAACTTTTATAGTAATACTGGTAGCTGAACTTTGATTAGCTGTAAATGTATTTCCTGTTGAAACAGCTTCAGGTGTAGCTAATGAAACACCAATTGTTAATGTACCATTATTTATAGCAGGTTTATTACTTAAATCTGCATAACTTCCAGAAGTTGCAACTGTTGCAAGATTAGGAGTATTTGATAAACTTGTATAACTGCCAGATGTAGCAACTGCAGCTAAACCACTAACATTTGCAGCTGGCAATTTATTAGATGATGTAATTGCATCTTGTTTACTATTCCATGTCTGTTTTTCTGAAGCAGTTACAAACTTATTACTATGACCAGTATCGTCCACTAAATCTGAACTTAACTTACTAGTTGTAGTGATAGCAGCTTGTTTAGCATTCCATGCAACTTTATCCTCTGCAGTAACAAACTTATGAGTTGAAGTCGTATCTACAACATCATCTGCATCAATAGTTGTTGAACCATCACCTATTTTATCCTGTTTAGCATTAAATAAAGCTGCTAAATCAGCATTATCCATTGGAGTATCATCCGGATAAGATACAATTTTCTTCCAGGTAGGCTCAGCCTGTAAGCTGTTTATAATAAAACTATCTGGTACATCAGGATCGTATGCACCTGATTCAGGGTCATAAGCACCTGGTACTATATTAATACCACCACCTGCAACATAAGTAGTATCTTTTGCACTAATAACTTTCTTACCACTTGCTGTAGTAATTTTTACATTTGTTCCTGCTTGATACAAGTCAGCAGCAGCTGCGGATGTAATATAACCACTTAAAGCTGTATTTAAATCTGATTGTTGAATAGCTGTATCTGCTTTACCTAAAGATGTTTGAACTGCTGCTACTAAATCAGACTTAGGAATACCAGCACTTGGTTTACTATATTTTGCATTCCAAGCTGTTTTTTCTGATGCATTTGTATGAATTGTAGTATTTCCTGTATGTGCAGTAAATGTTGATGTATTGACCAAACCTTCAATAAGTCCACTAATAGGAACTCTTGTAGGATGTAAATGATCAGGATCATTCTCAAGATAAATTAAAATATCTTTAGTATTATTATCATATTCAACATCCATTACCATTGACTCAATTGGTAAATTAATTGTAAATGTTCCGCCTATATCCTCATTAGCATCATTCATTAAATGGAATTTATACTCATGTTTAATTTGATCCTGATCACAAGATATTTTACAACCAGTATTAGCTCTTAAAGCATACGGCAATAATTTTGTTACCAACTCATTATTATCAATAAAATCAGTTGAAATCTGATTATGTAATGTATCAATCTTATTATCTACACTTGCAATTGTATCAAATGGATCAGCTAAACCCTCTGAATTCAAATCGCCATTACCATCATTAACCAATTGACTTGTATGTTCTGGAACTGCTTTTTCAAAAGTAGCACCTACATCAACACCCTCTTCATAATTTTTCTTATATAGATATAATAATCCATCCTCTTCACAAATTGTGAAGTATCTATCAGGCATTGTATTGTATTCATCACTACCTTTAGTGCAGCACTTTTCCATTTCAGACCTGGATAATAATATCCTGCCATCAATTGGAAGTGGAGATCCTATATCAAATCCTTGAATTAACTTAATCATAATTAATTGGACTCCTTAACATTTTTAAATTTATATGTTACTGTATACGTACCAGTTGTTCTAGCATACTCAACATTTTCCTCTTCATCAGGATATGTCTTCTTTGTTGGTAAACAAACATCCCAAACATCAACTTGCTCACCAGTTACTTCATTAGTTATTTGTACAGCACCTTTAATATACCTAAAGTCAAGTTTTAATCCTTCCTGAATAACTTCACTAACTTTTATTCCTAATCTAGTTGGAATAGCAAGAACATAAAACTGATTATCAGCGTCTTCAATATTACAAGCTAAACCATTAGTCATAATATCAGCTAAATCTACATTTTCCAATTGAGTTAAATTAGTTGTAATAAAATCAACTGTCCAAGCTAATGGTAATTCACTTAATAAACCAAAATGAATAGGTAAATCATCATGTCTTGCAGATAATATTGCTATAATAATATCATATAAAGAAGTATCCTTAGGGAATACATCTCCTGCTTTAACTCCACCAACATTAAATAATGAAACTAATTCTTCTTTTAATTTAATATCAGGTTTATTCTTAATATAAGAATAACTTGATTCATCTTTTTCATTCCAGTCAGCTTGTGAAGCAGATGTATCTACAATATTTCCTAATTTAATTTTCTTACCTTTTCCAGCAGAATCAACATAAACAAACATATCAGTGTTAATTTCAGCTGGTTCAATTTCCTCAAAATCTCCAAGTTTACGAGGTACAGTTGCATTCCTAAGAATGCTCATTCTATCCTCACAACCTGTAAATCCTGAATTGAATCTTATATCTTTATTAACAGGCATCGTTTATCTCTCCCTATTCACTCCATATTGAATTTAAAACTAAACACTTATCATCATCTTCAGATACACTAAATTTAATTGCCCTTAATCCACCAGTAACAACTTTCTGGCTAACTGCACCGTCAGTGTTATCACCAAATTCCTGATATAATTTCATAATACCAGGAGTTGTTTCAGTAGCTTGTGGTAAACTAATAATTGTATTAGATGAATTAATAAGGTTAGTACTATTTACTATTCTAATTGAATTTGACCACTCCGTAGGTTTACTTATTGTTCCATTATATTCACCAAGTACACCAACATATAATCTACCAGGGCCACCTAGTACATCTATAGGAATTATACAAGTTTTATCTTCAATCAAACTTCCTATAATGTGATTATATTCATCCTTGAAGAATGCTATCTTTGAGAATTTATCCCAAGATGAATCAAATTCAAACTTACACCTATATAACTCTTCACTACCAGCAACAACTATAGAATTTTCTTTTGCTTCTACACTCTGTCTTGAAACATCAACCTGAACAGGATACAATTCTAATTCATCATCAGTAAAATATGCTCCATCAAGTGTTTCTACAGCAAATAAATGGAAAATTTCAGAAACAATTATACTTCCATCCATTAACTCAACTTTCATTTGAGCCTGAATTTTACCTTTACTGAATAAATATGTTTCTTTTTCACTTAATGTAAAATATAATAGTGAATTGTCAAAAGATGATACAAAGGTATCATCCAATGTTTTCTTTAATACGATTTTATCATTCTGTACATAAACAATAACAAGTTTCTTTATTAAATCGTAATCAAATGGTAAATTAAATGTTTGTGATCTAGTACCTCCAATAATTAATAAATTATCATCATTACCATCACAAAATAAGCATTCATCAGGAGTTGCACCACCAGATAATAATTGTTTTAATCTTTCAAAATTATCTGCCATTTAAATCTCCTTTTACTACTTGTCAGTTTCCTTTTGTTTTTTAAGAGGTAAATCTATTACAGTTTTGACCAAATCAGTAATAAAGGAATCTCCTCCTAATTCGTGATATGAATCGTACTGACTACTTATCGTTTCTTTTTCGTTTATCGTAGCAAAGCCTCTTCCTATAAAATCATCACAGGACCTGAGCAAAGAATTTCTTTGCATTGTTAATAATGCACCTCGAACTTGTTGATCACTTCTCTCGGCAGCATCTATTTTCATTTGTAACTTATCTACTTTCTTATTCATATCATCAGAGAGGTTATCAATCCTATTATTAATCTCACCTGACATGTCATCTATTTTATCATTTAAACTGTTGGTTAAATCATCTATTTTTGTATCCATTTTTGTAAATGGAGCAGTAATATCATCTTTAATATCTTTCAATAACTTTTTAAAATTTCAAAGTAAGGTAATTATACCAATAGCTGCTGCTATATAACCCCAGGATTGTGTTAAGAATTCCATATGCTTATCCTTTCATGTTTACTTCAATATCTTCCTCCGGTACAATTATCTCACCTAATTCTGATATTTCATTTGTAACTGTATCTTTGCCATTGTCTATAATTTCAGCTTGAGAATTTACTTTTTGTAAAGCTGCTTCAAGCTGACCTATGTTAATGTATAAACCATTAACTATATCCTTAATTATATCTACTACTTCAGAATTATTGATATCCTGACTTAATGTTAAATTTACAGAATTAAATAAGTCTACGGAATCCCATGAATTCTTAATTAAGGTAGTTATTAAGGTTGTAGAAGATAAATCTTGAATTACTGGTTCTTCAATTATATCATCTTCCTCAAGAAGTATTTTTCTCATTAACCCCTCCTTAATAAAGCATTAATTTCAGCTTGAGCATCTCCTAACTGACCCATAGCAGCTTGGTATTTAGCTTCGGCAGCAGCAACAGCCCTAGCATCTTCTTCATCAGTACCTTCAAGGTCTAATTCTACCATAGCAATTTGCTTACGAAGTTCCTTCAATCTTTGCTGTAATTCAGTTAATCTTTGTTTATTACGTCTTGATTCATCTGAACCATTTGTTCTTACTTGTTCAAGTTCACGTTGAGAACGATCAACTCTATCCTGTAAATTATTAATATTATTCTTTAGAGAAATATATCTTTCAAGTGGCTTCTGTAATGATCTTTCTGAATTAGCATATCTCTTTCTAGCTTCAGCATCATTAATATCACCTTGTAATTCTTTGATACTATCATTTAATTTGTCAATCCTCTGTTGATAATATCTCTTATCTGAATCACTTGTTGCATTTTTAATATACTCCTGATACTGTTTCAACTCTTTCTTATAACGATCAACTCTTTGACGTCTATAACTACTACTATTCATCAAATCAACATTACCACGAATTTCTGGATCACCCCAATATTTAGAAGCAACACCTCTACTCTTTAAGTCAGAAACACTACCATATCTTGATTCAGGATTTTCTCTCCTCTGACTTAATAAATCTGGATCTTTCTGACCTTCAGGTTTATGTTCATTAGTTACATAAATCTTCGATGCAATATTAAATAAATGTTTAGCAGGTACATGTAAAGTATCCTTAATCTTCTGACCATTCTTTTTTACATATGCCAAATTGTCTGGTAACCATTCATCCCTGTGATTTAAACTTGGATATCCATTATCACGGAAATCTATTAATTTTCCATTGACTAATAATCTTACTTGTTTAGGATCTTCCTTATAAAGTTTATACCCTGTATTAGCATCTACTTCCTGATAATCAGCATTCTGTAAATCTGTATTTGCTCCACTTCTTCCAGTATAGTTTGCTTGTTTATATGCTTTTGCTAAATCAGCTGGAATTTTTTCATCTAATACTTCTTCATTTACCTTAAGAATATTATTCATTGCAATGTTGAAAGCATCTTCAAATATACCATCTCTATCAGGAACTTCTGGATGAGTACGCATAAATGACTTTAATAAATTTGTAATATTATCAGCTAAAATAAAGATGTCATCATTCAACTCGTCTTCAAAATCCTCAGTTAAAACATCAGATGGCTCTTCAAGAGTTAATTTTTCTGATAAACCTTTAATTGGTTTTACTTCAAATTCATTAATCTCTTCAACATCCTTAACTTTATCTGCTAATTCCTTATTGACTTCTTTTTCATGTTCTTCAGCTGACTTTTCAATTTCCTTAGCTTGTTCTTCATCATTTTTGCCTAAAGAAATATTATCATTTATAATCAACTCTTCCGAAAGATTTTTATTCATACCTAAACCCTCATTTAATTCATCTTTAATATGCTTAATTAAATTTAATTCATCATCTATACCATTTTTCGCTTTACCAAGTGCAGCTATAACTTTAATTGTACCCTTATTAGCATTCCTTAAGATATAATCACCTGGTAATACATCTTTATGAGTATTTATAGTAATAGCATAAGTTGAATCACCAATATCAACTAACTTATTTTGTTTAGCATTCTTTAAACCTAAATCTTCAGATGAATTAAATGTTACAACATTACCTTTACCATATTTTGTTCTTGCTAAATCAGTAAATCCATTCTCTTTAGCAAACTCACTGAATGTAGCGTAAGTTTCATTAGATGTAAATTTACTATTATTAGCTTTGTTTCTAACTGTAACAGCACTGACATTCATCAGATGATCAAGTTCATTAACTAATACAAATGAATACTTATCACCTTGAGATGGAGCACAGAACCAAGTAGCATTCATGTGAGCATAATGTACTTTAATTCTTTCCTTCATCAAATCAATGATTTCAGAATCTTTTAATCGAAGATTTACTGTGCCAGTCTTCTGATAATCACCAATTATTTCATCAGCAAAGTTTTTATTAAGATAATCAACAATGTCTTGTTTGCACTTAACATCAGCTTGAGTATCTCTTCCGCCTTCCTCTTCTGATGGATTTACATCAGGAATAAATGTTAACTTATCTCCATCAACTCTTAAAGCAAACTCACCTGCCTGAGCTGGTAAGTCTTTACATTCAATATAGAATAATGTTTTACCATCATTTTGTACAGCTATATCTGGTTTAGAATTATCATTACCACCCATATGAGCAAATACAATACCTGGTAATTCAGCACCATACTTTTTATTGAGATAATCTACAGCTTCTTTTTCATAAGCTTCACCTGCATTATCTTCTGTAAGAATTAATTTATTTTCACCTAATATTTTCATATTTACATCCTTAATTATATTAAATTTAGCATTTGCAGTTTTAACACTATTAAACTTATCCAAAAATATTATACAAAAACAAAGGTACTACCATTAAAAAGTAGTACCTAATTAATTATATTTGATTTTATTACTTATTACAAGTACTTATCAATGTCTGATGAATCTTTTGTATCAACTTTTTTAGTTGGTAATTCTGCATCAGGATCACCTCATGGTCAAGTTGCTGTATCTTCATTAAGATTTTCTTCATTAACATCATCAATTAAATCTCTACGAATATCATTTGCTACATCAATAATAGCTTTAGCAGCTTCTTTCTCACCTGGATGCAAAGATTTTCTCTTATTTAGTTGATCAACAGCATCTGATAATCTATATAATTCATTATGAATCCATCCTGCACCCTGACGAGCAATGTGTCTACCTTTATCAGTAGCAGCACTTTCATCTAAATCATCTTCCCAATCTTCATCATCAGCATCAGCTGGAAGAATCCTTGGTTCATCTAAATCATCATATACACCTTCATCAGTTACAATAAATTCAATTCCTTTATCATCTTTATAAAGGTGTTTATTTTTACCTAAATCTTTAATGAATTCAAGATTATCATGAAATTCACCTGTTTCTTTATCATATTCATCTAATAAATCTGCCATATCATATGTACCTTCCATATGAATTTCAACAGCTTCATTCAATGATTCTTCTTGCTCTCTACTTGCAAGAATCTCATCATCATCTAATACTGAATTATATCCTGTCTTGTATTCTTTCTCAAACTGAACACCCTTACCTTGAACTAATTTATCACATGCTCTCATAAGAACATCCCAGTCATGTTGAGAAATATCTTGATCCCATGACATATCTAATGTGTCTGAATCTTCTAAATCAGAGCCTTCAAGGATACCCATTTCCTTAAAGAATGATTTTACAACTCTAAAGAACTCAGGATACTGTACTTCAATTGAAATAGGATCATTATCATAAGAAGTAAATGGCATCTGAGTAAAATATTCTCTACCATACTCTTCTGATAAATCTTTAATTTCCTTTAATTCATCAGCTAACTTATTAGGATTCTTTGCTTTTGCTTCTGTTAACTCTTCAACAACATCTAAATCATTTTTTGCATGATCCAAAACACCTTCAAGTAATGTCCAATCAAAAGGAATTAAATCAGCAATATCGTATACTTCAATATCTTCATCATCTTGGCCAGGATAAAGATTGTGCATTGTACTTAAAATATCTAATTTATCAAGTTGATCAATAAATTTATCTTGATCTTCAGCAAATCCTAAAATAGGGAATGCTTTTCTACCTTCCTCTTTCCAGTAAAGGTCTCCATTATTGTCTTCATAAATTTCACAATCTTCTCTAGCATCATTTAAAAGAACGCCAGGATCAACCAAATTAAAATTCTCATCTAAAACAAAACCACCAAGGAATTGATTTGAAATCATAGGAACAACTCTATATTCAAAGTCTTCCATTGCTTCATCATAGAATGCATCAGCATTATCACTTATAATCTGATCCAATTCATCATCAGCTAATTGATCAACCATTTCCTGGTCGTACCAATTGGTCAACTCTAATCTCTTCTGATCAACTGGTAAATCAAGAATTTTATCTATATTACCTCTTGTACTCCAAATAGTTTTCATTAAAAACTCTCCTTAATTATGATCAGTTAATACCACTCCGGTATCTATATCAATACCATCAATATGGTGATTACGTAACCAATCGATTAATTTCTTATTTCCTGCTTTATGGAAATAAACTTTCGTATCAGTTCCATCTAACCAAGAATCATCTATATCTTTAATAACACCAAAAATATATACACCTAAATTGATATTATCACAGAATGCTAACATATTCTTTGTTAATGAACTGACACCTCTTCCTAACTCTACTTCATTCAAATTTTCACACATTAAGAATAATGCTGTTCCAACTTCAGTTACAGAATCAGGAATTTCCATATCTTTAAAATAGGATTTAGCAAATGCTCCTGAACCAATTGCTTCAAGACCATCAGGTAAATAAACTTGATGTGAATATAATTCAGACATTGCTTTTCTACCGATTCGTTTAATATTTTCAGGTACAGCAAATACATCATCAGCTTTTTTAACTTTAACTAATGTATCACCTTCAATGATCATATTAGATACGTCAGGTAAACCTTTAACTGTAGGAGCATCCATAATACAGTCAACTGTATGATCTGGAGCATCCCAAATATCACATCTGAGAGGATTATCCTGATAAGGACAAACACATCATTTATCATATCCTTCTTTACCTTTACGATCAATAAATACATAGTAACCTAAATATCTTGATTGAGTGTAACTATTGAAATATTCTTGACCTCTGGTTTCATGACCTGGATAATTACCTGCTATACATCACTTTGTACCTTTACCATAGTACTTCATAGCATCATAGGTTTTACAATGTACTACTAATCATCTACCATCATCATAAACCTTTTCAGCTCCGGCCATTTCTTCTTTTCTCTTCTGATTTTTAGAAACATAATTTTTCATGTATGTTTCTAATTCTTGAGGAGTTGATTTACTGATCCAGTAATCCAAATTATTATAAGGTGCTGGATATTTGGACCTATTATCGAAGAATTGAGCAGCTAATTCTTCACCTGCTCAATTACGGAGGTCCTTCCTATTATATTCAAGAAGTCGTTCCATTTAAATCTCCTTAATTTAATCTATAAGCAAATAAGTTATTACCTAACTCAATTTCTTCACCATCATAGTAAGAAATGAAATGAGCAACACCGTCTTCACTAATTGCTTCTTCAGCAACTTTATCAGTGTCAATATAATCTTTAGCCCAAATATCAAATGAATCACCGTACATATCTTTTACGAATGAAATCTTGCTATCTAAATCATCTAAACCTCTAAGGTATTCTAACATATCAGGATCATCTTCTGAATCTTCAAAATACTCAATTTCCTGCTCAATAATATCATCTATAGCATCTTCATCGATTGCATTATCTAAAATCCAATCTTTAAAATGAGAAGTAAATGCATCAAGACCCATATCATCAAATAACATCTTAATTTCATCTACAGCTTTTTCATATGCTTCATCTTCAGTACCAACAAAGTATTCTTCATTTCCTACTTCATAAAGTCCATCAGAATAACCATCTTCAATCTCATCAATATCAACACCTAAATGATCAGCTAATGCACTAGCCTTAACATCACCAACTTCAGCTTCAGTTAATTTTTTAACTTTCATATTATCTTTATTTAAATCCTCTCTGACCCATCCGTCTCTCCATCAATCAGTTGGAGCGAGAACTTTATCTCCATAAGTAGTAACTATATAAATAGGATCACCATCAGCTACCCATTTCCTAATTAAATCATTTTGACGTTTTAAAGCTCTTTCAGCTTCTACATCACCTGACTCCCATGAACCAGGTACATCATCTCCTGCTTTCTCACCTGTTCTACCGTTTTCAATATGATCATGACTTTCTCATGCTGTACAGTAATCACATAGTGGAGGATACATCATATCATCAGTGAATTCACTTAATACTTCATCAAATGTCTCATTATTTAATGAAGCGAATTTTTCAATTGTTGCTGGAGTTACCTTATCCTCTCTACCGCAATAATAGCACTTAAATGTAGCACCATCAGGAGCAGCACTCTTATAAACTCTTGCTTTCTTAAATCTTTCAACCTGCTCAGGAGTAAATTCTTTTACATCTTCATTAAGATTATTGATATCATCAGCATCTACAAAATCAACCTTTTCAATGCTATCTAAAATATCTCTTCTTCTTCTGAAGTTAAATTTTCCATCACCAACTTCTTGAATATCTTTAGGATAATTCTCAGGATCATAGTATTTAGAATCATCAGATGGTTCACCATATTCATCAATATCACCAGCCATGGCAGCATCTAACTGCCTAGCTCATCTAACAGCATCATCATAATTATCTGTTGTGAACTGAATCCAATTAATTCCATACTCAACTTGACGATCACCAGTATCTCTATCGAAAATTAAATCATATCCTTTATGAGATTCATTTAAACTTTCGAACATCTTTTTATGTAACTTAAGAATCTCTTCATCACTCATACTAGCACGGAGTACTGCTAATAACTCATCTTTTGTTAAATCATTATTATCTTCAGGAAGACCTGCCATATCAGCTAATGAATCATAGCTTAAGCTATTAACCTTCGCTCTTTGATCAATTCTTTTCTGTCTTGCTCTTTCAGCCTTTGCTTTTTCTTTTCTTTCAGCAGCCTTCTGAGCTTTAACTTGCTCTTTTTCAGCATCTAACTTCTCCTTATCAGCAAGTTTCTTTGCTCTAATTTCTTCAGGAGTCATATAACCAGGCATTCCATCAAATGCTGTACCTTCATCTAATGATTCGTGGTACCCATTAGCAAACATCGCTTTACGTTGATCATCTGCAGCCTTTTTGGTCTTAAACTTTCCGTGTGTTCCTTCTTTACCTTTATTAACTCATTTATCACCTTGTTTAACAGTGTCTTCAGTTAATTTTTCATCGAACAATGAAAGTTGATCAGTTACTACTGCTTTATCTAAAGGTATCTCCACCCAAAGGTCTCTTCCACCATACTCATCAGCAACTAACCTTAATGCTTTAGGAAAATTATTTTCATCTTTTACGAATAAACCAGCAAACATCTCATGGTCAGCTTTAAAATCATCTAATTCTTTTTTATCATGAATTACATAATCTTTTGCTATCTTTTTAGGAACATTATCATCTTCATTTAATTTTTCATAACCATTAGCATCAACCATTCTTGCAAATGATTTTAAATCAGACATTTTACGATGATCAATTATTTTACCATTATCTATAATAGCAAACTGAATTTCACCATCTTCAGTAGGTTCTTCCATCTTAAGGATGATACCATTTTTATTTCTATATTTTGTACCTGGTTTTTCATCTATTACAAAATCTTCATCTAAATCATCAGTAGACATTGCTTCTTTACGTTTATTAATATAATCAATAGCAACATCTTTTTTAGCTGTTAAATTATCCTTAACAAATGGATATTCTGATCTACTAGCATGTTTTAAAGCTCTATCATAAATTTCTTCAGCTGAAGCACCTTTTAATTTATCACAATATTTATTTAATACACTCTTTGCTGCAGATACCAATCCAACTTTTGTAGCTTCAACTAACTTAACTTCATAATGATCTTCAGGATATTCTTTCTTAACATCATCTATTGAATCCCATCGTCCACATTGAGCTGTAAATGATTTATTAGTGAGCTTATCCTTTATCCTATATTTAGGAACTGTTCTGAAATATCTATCCCTATCATTTTTATTATTCCACTTTGAACCAAGATAGAAATCACCCGACTCGCACAACTTTTCATCTATATCATCATCAATAGCCATTGTGTAATCAATATATAATGCTCTACAAACACCAAGGAAATCTTCCATTTCCATTTGACTGCACCAAGCAGATCCTGTATTTACGATTTCATAAATCTTACTGGTATATCCAATGATACCTTCATACTCAAGATATTCATCTAATGCATCATATCCTTCTAAAGCATGTTCATAGATTTCATCGGTATATCCCATTATACCTTCCCACTCAAGGAATACTGCTAATGTATCACGAGGATCAGGGAAGCTAATTTCCATACCATTTTCATTTTCAAAAATATCTTCCTTAAGTTTCTTATCACAATTCTCATCTAAAATATAATCAAATTCATTAAGAGTTGCAACAAAATAACTGATAGGATCAGTGATAGTGATAGGTTCATCTTCACCGATTGTTTCATCATAAGTAACTAAATCATCATCAATATTTGTTATAACAACTTTAGTACCTGTGTCAGGTTCAATAAATTCAGCTCCAACAAATAAATCATCTGAAGTTAAACCTTCATTAATATGATCATCACAATCTTCATTTAAATTATTTAAATAGAGAAATTGCTCATTCATATCATTCAAACTCATCTCTTTATTCTCCAACTCGACTTTTAAATCTCTTAAATTCTGTAAATAACCTCTGTTTCTGAACTCTTTAAAACATATATTTCCATCACCGAACTCCCCGTCCTTCATGATAGACTTTTGTCTTTGAAGATATATATCATCTATCAAATCATCTACTTCACTGACAGATGGGTCAGAATTAATCAGGTCATTATATCTATCTTCAAATGGTTGAATTAATTCTTGTACATGTTCAGGATCAATATCAGGAACATCCACTTGCTCAGGTTCTTTTAACCAACCATCTTTAAGTGAATATACTCCATTAGAATTAGCATGAACTTCATCTGGTTCTACATAAACTTCAGCTTCAATACCATTTAAAGTAGGATCATATTTATTATTAAATAAAGATTTATATGCTAAATAAACCTTCATTGCTAAATCTTCTTGATCAGGATAAACTGAGGTATCAGCTATAATATGAATATCAACATCTGAATCAGGAGAGTAATTATAATTTGCATTACTTCCGATAATTGCGATATCCTTAACATCCAATTCTACATCATTTTCTTTAAGATTATCATCAAACTTCTGTACAATCTCTTCAATCTTATCTCTAACTTCAGGTTTTAATTCATTGTTTTCATCCCAAAGTTTAGGATTAAGTGTATCGTGTTTTTCAATTGCTTCATCTACCATAGAAACCTGCTTTGCTTGTCTGCTCTTCCCAAATAATCAAGGATAGTTAGGATTTGATTTATCACTGCATTTTGGATCAGTTGAATTCCATATATTATCACCAACTTCAAAATCATATTTATTACCTATTTCAATTCCAGTAATTGGTCTATCACTAGCTATTAATGATTCAGCATAACTATATGCATCATTAATTCTATTAAAATATTTAATAAATCTTGGATTTTTAAAATCTGACCAACTTAATTTATCTCCTTTAGTGTAATAAATCTTAACTCAATAATTACCTTTACTATTATCTTCATTACACTTAACTGATTCATTTGTACTACTTTGCTGATCCTTATACTTCTTAATAACTTCTTGAGCCTTTTTAATATGTCTAGGATCAGTATCATGTTTAAGTATCAATTTTGCAGCTTCTAAATCTCTTTTAGTGATTAAATCTTCATTCATCCTGTCATCCCCAATTGGTTTACTAAATCTTATTAAATAATCAACTCCATTGTCAGAATTATTATTATAATCAAGGTTCTTACCATTAACATCAGAGTAATAATGCTCAAGTATACTAACAGCTATCTGTACATCTGACTTATCTTGAACCTTGTAAACTCCTCTGTCAAGAGTAAAGTTACCAGTCAAATCTTTTAAATCATTTAAGATTTCATTAAAAGTCATACTGATCTTTCCTCCCAACTATATTATATATAATTTTAGCATTAAAATAAACTATTGAATTTGATTAAAATGTTTTTATGTAAACTCATAATCAAACCTCACATATTATATTATTATATTTTATATTAATAATAATATTATATATTCTATATTATTATGTAAACAAAGTTTACCTAGGATGTAACTTTTGTTAACATAAGAAAACCGGATACTGTCCGGTTTTAGTTTAATCTTTCATATTCAAATTTAGTTTTAATTGATGAATTCATATATCTACCTTTAGAATCAGAATCCATAAGTGATTCATAAATTACTTTAGGTACATTTTTATACTTATAAATTGCACCTGATTGATATTGGATATAAAGATTTTCATTTTCATATCCTACACTATCGATGTTAGATGATTTTACTTTCTTTAATTCCATTATTCAATAATTTCTCCTGTCTCTGGGTTTACATCATAAACGGGATTCAATTCAACACCCATCAATTTATTTTTAACCATTTCAGTAAGTTCAGCTAATTTATCAGGATTTTCATTATAATACTCTGTAACTTTTTTAAGACCTTGGAATCTCTGACCGTCATGAGTAGTCATCCACGCACCAGCTTTTTCGATAAATCCATAATCAACTGCCAAATCAATTGCTTCACCTTTAGCAGAGAATCCATCTCCAAAAATCATTGTAGCTTCACATACTTTCATTGGTACTGCTAACTTATTTTTAACACATTTTACTTTAACATGTGTACCAATAACTTCATCTCCTGATTTAATAGATGTAGTCTTTCTTAACTCAATTCTTTGTGAAGCGAAGAATTTTAAAGCATTTCCGCCTGTAGTTGTTTCAGGATTTCCCATTGAGAATCCTGTGGAAATCTTCATTCTGATCTGATTAATAAAAATAACTGCACAATTGTGTTCATTTAATGAACCAGTTAATTTTCTCATTGCCTTACTCATCATTCTAGCAAGTAAACCAATTGTGACGTCTGACATTTCTCCATCTAATTCAGCTTGAGGTGTAAGTGCTGCAACTGAGTCAACTATAATAAGATTTACTTCACCTGACTTTACTAATGCATCAACAATCTCAAGTGCCTGTTCACCAGATGATGGTTGTGTGAAAATTAAATCATTTGTATTAACACCTAAATGAGCAGCATATGTAGTATCAAGAGCATTTTCTACATCAACATAAGCAACTCTACCGCCATTTTTCTGACATTCAGCTGCAAACTGTAAACATAAAGTTGTTTTACCTGAAGACTCTGCACCATAAATTTCAGTGATACGACCATATCCAATACCACCACCAAGTACTTTATCAATTAATAATGAACCTGATGATAGCATATTATGAGTAATAGGTTCAGTATCACCTAATGTCATAATAGTACCTTTACCATAAGTTTTATTTAACTTATCTAGTGTGTCCTTAAGACTTTTTGGAAGTTCTGCCATTATTCTCCTTTACTAATTTATTATATAGATCATAAGATAATTTTATAATCTGTTCAGCAAAGCTTTCTGTAAAGTTTGCTACTATTTCTTCAATTTCTGCATTAGTTATTTTAGTTGGTTCAGCATCTGATGTAAAACCATATGACCACCTGAATGCATGAGCAACTTCATGAATAATAGTACTTATTGTCTGACTTTTATTCATTCCACTGTTGATAATAATTTGATTCTGTAAATAAGATGTTAAACCGCATGTAACTTCATTCAAATCTTCATCTTCAGGATCAATAAAACCTATTACCCAATCATGATTATTTACTTTAAAATGTACCATTTCCCTCCTGATTTACTCCAATTAAGCAGGAGTCATTTTAATTAAATATATAATTACTATATTAAATTTTATAATAATGTCTCAGAATAAGCGGGATTAATCCAGGTAATTTTTACCAAATCTTTTAATAAACAAATTAACTCTATCTTCCCATGGTAATTCATGATCAGTATAAGTATTTATCCACACTTTTTCTGCATTCTGTTTTATTTTTAAATCTAACTCATGATCAAAATGTACACTGAAATTTGACATATTGTGATGACTTCCACATAAAGGAAGTACCATACCGTCCTCTTTTGATTTTGATCTATTACCATTTGATCCAAAAAATACTTCATGCAGTGCAACTGCTGAAGTACTTCCGCATAATGCACATCTATCAAGAGATGGAACAAGGATAGAAAATCTATCCTTGTCCTTTATCTTATCTTTTTTACTAGCCATGAATACCTTTAAAAGGTTGCTTCAATTTCACCGAAGATTGCATCGAAGTCAATTGGATTATCTTCTTCAGCTCTAGGACAATTTTCACAATCTTCATCTTCACATTCATCACAGTCGAAGTATTCTTCACCGTCTTCGGACTGATATTCAGCTTCCATAGCTTCTTCAGCTGCCTTCTGTGCAGCTTTAACTTCAGTTACCATTGCTTTGGTATAAGCACAGAGACCATCAATTCCTTCGATGTCAGAATCACCAAGATTGATTGAAACGAAGTCTTCATCTTTAATCTTCTTATCAGCAACGAAGTACAGAAGGTCAAGATAATTATCGAAATCAGCAGTTACAGTAGCATTTGAATCTTTAAACTTAATATTGAACATTTAACTTACCTCTTTTCTATAGTTATATAATAACAAATTGTAGATTGTATGTAAACTAAATTTTTTCATTAAGGATAACCTTTTCTTTTTTATTTAACTTATCTATATCCTTATTGACTCTAATCAGCTTTTTTACAAATAAAACTTTCAATTTCCTTGTAAATTCTTTCAACCATTTAAAAATATCAAGTCCAAAGAACCATGAAAATTCAACTTTAACTACCCATACAAAGAATATCGCCATTACAATGCATGATTCTAAAAGGACAAGAAGTCCCATTGTTTTCATAATAGCTTGTGCTGCTTCTACCATGGAAATTTCCTCCTATGCTTCATTCCTATAAAATAATCCGTATCAATATACATTGGGAAAGATGGTTTTTCAAGTAACCATCTAGTTTTATCTCTGAGAAGTCCTGCTTCAGTATTTTCAAATCTTCTTAATAATATATTATTTTTATTGTGCTTTGGTTTATAATATATTTCACATACATATAAACCAAAACCTGCATTATAAGTTTCATACTTAAGATTTTTGAATCCGTAATATTCAATATTTGTCATACGTACCTCCAATTAGAACGACCAATCGTAATGGTAGCTTTTTACTCCGAAACTAATTTTTCCACTTAAATCAAAGTATCTCTTGTAATAACCTTTCTCTTTAAGTGATTTCAACTCTTTAGCTGTGCAGTAGTTTTCCTTTGTATATGTAACTTCCTGCTTCCATTTATTGTATCTATATACCCAAGTTTCAGGCTCAGGTTCTTCCTCATGTTCCCTGTAAGTATCAGGGAAATATTTTCTTAAGTAGTCATTCATTTCATCAGCTGTTTTAAAATACATCCAATTTTGATGACCCATTCCACCTGGTTTATCGTGATCCGCACATACATGATACTGTCTAACTTTGATCCTCTTCTGATTTTCTACATCTACTACATAGTAGCAAGTTCTGTCTGACCAGTAGTACATCGTAATGTCCATGCCAGGTTTAATTTCAGGAACTGATCTTCCTTCTTCCAATCTATTTATTAAATTTCCATACCACTTACCCATTTTAATACCTCCAATCAACTGATGAAACTTTATAACAAGGACCATACTTTGTATCTACTTTTTTGACATTGATGTTTGTAATTTCTTTTGAATTTACTGGTTTATACTCCACGAATTCCCAATCACGCCATGAATTATCGTCCCTGTTCATAAAGAACTTAATACTGAAATCAAACATATCTTTCTTATTTGTGAATAAGACTGAATTAAATGCTTGATACTGTAAGTCAGTTACGATGATAGGATTCTTTTCAACTGACCTTGTATTGAATTGAATATAGGAGTAGCATTTCTTTCCATACACCTGTCTAGGTTTTCTGAAAGTGTATAAAGTGTTTTTTGTCTCTGCTGTCTTGACTGTGTATTTCATTTTATCACCTCCTAATATTCAATGTAAAGTCCACCAGAAACTGTATGATCAGCTGTTCTTACTTCAGTGTATCTTGAAGTATTTCTGAGAAGTTTATTTACAAACTTATCGAACTGATCTTTATATCCAAATCCCTTATTTTTAAGAATACCGTTATCTCTATAGCTGACTTCATATCTATACATTTTTCTTACCTCTTTTCTGATTTAATAATAACAAAAATAAAATGGTATGTAAACTAAATTTACCTACCATTTAATCTTTTTATTTCATCTACACAATCATTCCATCCATGTACATAATCATTAAACCAATCTGAACCACATGGTACTTTCTTTTTAGGTATTTTAATATTACTGCGTATAAAACTATCTACAATGAAATTTAAATCAGATAATACTTTATCTAAATCAGGTATATTACTAGGTAACAAGTTTAATTTCATATTTATTCTCCTAATTATATTATATAACACATTTCAATGATTGTAAACTAAAAAAAGGATAGACATATGTCTATCCTTATGGAAAGGAAGATTATTTTAAAGCATATTTAAGTTCTTTGAATAACTTATATGCATCATCTTCACTAAATGGAACAATCTCTTTAAACATTTCGAAATTGTCATCTTTTACCAATTGACGAGCAATTGTAGCTGAAGCTCTTTCAACAGGATCAGCAGATGTTTTTGATCTTTCACCAGCATTAACAAACTTTATACCTTTACCACCAAAATCACTAAAATAATAAACTAATTCACCTTTTTTATTTAATTTACCATTATAATTTTTAATGACTGATGTGATATCATCTGCTCCACCAATTCTATCTCCACCGCCTACATAAATTATGCCAGTATAACCATCATTATAAAGGTCTTTTAATACTTCAATAATTGTTTTTGAACTTGTTTCAATTACATCCACTTTATTACCGAAGGCTTTTTTACACCAATTTATTTTACTTTCATATGAAAGTGGATCATCAGGTCCAACTGTATGAGATAAATATAGTTTTGCTTTTTCACCTACACCTTTAGCTGCATCAACCATTGAATTAATTAATCTTTCATGTCCAATAGTAGGAGGATTTAATCTTCCCCAACCTACTACAGCTATCTTGCTCTTATCTTCATTTAATAATTTAATAAACTTATTAAATGTTCCCATATCAGAAACTTGAGTTGCTGGACCAAATTCTTCATTAAATGCCATTATATCAGCATCTTTACTATTTGTAACTCTATACATTTCCCTGAAATAACCTGATCCACCTTTAACTTCTTCAATGGTTTTTATAAGAAGTTGTTTTTCGTGATCATCTTCATAATCACCACCTTCAAGTTTATCTTGTAAGAATTCCCTAAATGACATGCTCTTTCTAGGATCATCATCACTATAATCTCCAAAAGGATCTTTTCTTATAGCATCCCATTCATAGAATAGGTTCATCTTAAATTGTTCATCTTTTGGAAGTCTCTTTGTATCATCCCAGTCAAGTGAATCTTTATATTCATCAGTATCTTCAATACTTGATTCAATACTTAATATTGCTGAATTGATTTTTGATCCAACTCCTCTTAAGGAAGTATCTAATCCAAAATTATTTAACCAAAAATCATGAACAGCTTTATGCTTTTTATTACCATCATCATGATATAAACCATATGTAAAATAATCAAGATATGATTTATCTAAAATCATTTCAATTACTTTATCAATAAATTTCTGTTTATTATTACCTAATAATTTTTCAAGTTTACTGTCAAGTTGAATATCATCAACATCTTCAGTTAATGATTCATTGGCATTATGTTCAAATCCTGATTCAATATCTGGATCCCTATTTAAAGATGAGAACGTTGACCTATCCACCAACTTAACAATATTCCCATCTTGATCACTCATAGCAATACCTTCAGCTTCAGCAGGGAAATAACCTTTGGTTTTAGATTTATAGAACGTTGAATAATCATACTGTGACCTCTTAAAACCTGCCCACAGTAACATTTTAATATTAGCTGCTGTATTAAGAATATCAACTAAATTAACTAATGTACTCTTATTGTCATCGACAATATTTGCAAGTTTTTCTACATCTGAATTGTATTTAGAGGTTGCCTTATCAATGCCTTGTTGCGTCTTTAATGAAGGTAATTTCTTATTAAATTCATTTGTTTGTTTATCTTTAATATAATCCTTTAATTCATTTATAAAAGTATTAATATTTATATTGACTTGCTTTTTATCTGCAAGGTTGGCATTTTCAAAAGTATTTCAATAATTCATAAAAGTTGAATTGTTGACTAACTCTTCATATTTATGATCATTAATCAACTTCTGTTCTTTCTGTTTTAATTCATTGAACATCGATTCAACTTTATCCAAGCTATAATCTTCTTTACCTTTAGGAGCATTTACAGCTGGAGACATAATATAAAAGTTATCAGGAACATTGATTCTCGTAGGATCAACTTTAAATCCTTGAGTCATCTCTCCATTCTTTGGTTTATAGATAGTATGGAAAGCAATACCAAAGTCAGCATTCTTTACTTGATTATATCCTGGATTTTCTTCACTAAAAGCATAGATAATTTTATTAGGTTGGAAAGTAAGATAATTTTTACCACCAATTTCTCTTTCTTCTACTTCATCATGCGTAAATAAGCAATCACCTTGCCATGCTTCACCTGATGGAATATAAGGAGCTAATTTTAATCCTCATTTAAGTGTTTCAGCCATGTCTGGTCTATCACCATATTTTGCATCAATTTCTGCATCCGATGATAATGCATGTTTAGGACCATTTACAAATCCTTTTAAAGCAATAGAATCATCAGGATATCCATCTACATGATGTCATACAAATAATGCAGGTGCACCATCTATCTTGGTAGTTATATTAAGATTATCATTATTGTCTTCAAATCTATTGATGAAGTTTTCTATCTTGTAATTAAGTTCATCAAGGCCTTCTTTACCAAAAAGAACCAAATCTTCAAAATGCTGTTGATGGACATTTTTTCTGACTTCTTTTAATACTTTCATATTTATTAACCTCTAAATAACATATATAATTTTAGCAGCAAAAATAAAAGGGTAACTTTCATCACCCTATTTTTTATTTATTTCATAAGAACATTTATCTATTAAAAAATTTAAATGTCTGTATTTTTTATATTGAAATGATGTGTTAGTTGTGCATAACTTAACAAGTATATATCTATTTGGTATTATTACATTATATACCTCTTTAATATATCTAGCTATTTCATGCCAGTTTGTTGATTCAATATTATCAATTTTAAATATATACTTACTAAATCCTTTTGACATATTAACTTCTTCACTGTACTTTAATCCTGTTTTCACCTCTCTTAATTTATTTATTATTTCATCACTAAATTTTAATCCAGTTTTATGAAGTATTCAATTTTCATCCAGATTTAAAGCATCTTTCATATCCATAAATTTTGATTCATTAGTTATAGTATTATAACATGCAACTTTACCAGATTTTGAATTATGTAATTTATCACGTGTTTCTTGTGATACATTATGTCCAGTTAATGATTTACTTATATTATTACATCATTCATCAGTTCTTTCAATTTCCTTACAGGATTCTGATATTTTTTGATTTCTTTTATCTTTTTCATCTTCTGTTAAATTTTTATTCAATTCATTTACATATTCTCAACCGCCATTTCCGCCAGCTAAAATATTATAACCGACGTCAGGGTTCATGCTATCAAGTTTCTTTATTCAGTAAATTTCTTTTTCATTTAATTCATCAATTGTAGATGCGGTATCCAATTCCTCAGCAATAAAATTTTCTATACCATACTTATAAAATGCACTATATAGATGTGAACAACCTCTATTACCTTTCAATCATAATTTATATGATTTTTTATGACTTTGAAATCTTTTTTCTATTGTTGATGTTGTTTTGCCTACATATATTTTGTTATTTACTAAATTAATTATCTTATAAATAAACATAAAAAAAAAGAACTCCTTTCTAGCCTGACAACTAGCAGGGCGCCCGATGCCAGACTAGAAGCCAAGTTCTAATATATTATACACTAAAATGCGGAGCTCTTTTTATCACCTCAATAAAATTTTTTAAGTTAAATTTCTAAAACCAAAATTAAATTTGGGATTTAGAAATATTTTTAAAACCAAAATTTATCAAATAAATCCCAGAGATTGAGTTTATTCAGTGCTGGAAGATCATCTGATGTAAGGGTTATATGATAACTCTTATAATCTTCAATGAATTTTTCTCTTAATTCAATATACTTCTTATACGCTTCATTGACTTCTTTAGCACGTTTTGCTCTTTCTTCCTTTTCAGCTAACTCTTTAGCATGTTCCTCTTCATACTTCTTTTCAGCTGTAAGGCATTCATCCTCTGTTTCAAATTCTTTGTTTAATACTTCTGACTTGTAAATTGTTTTCATTTAAATTTCCTCCTTATGAAATTAAATTCTTTTTCGTAATCCTATTTACGAATTTATATAACAATTACTTGAGGTGTAGAGTAACTTATATATTATACAATCTTTTCAGTGTAACGACATTTAGGGAAACCAGGACAAGCAAGAAAATCTCCAAATCTTCCATGTCTTTTCACTAATGTCCTACCACACTGCGGACAAACTTTACCTTCAACTTCTTCAGCTTTTTCTTTCTCACCTTCAACTCCTCTTGATCCTTTAATTTGATTTTCAAGGTCGAAGTAAAAGTCTTTCAAATAATCAACTCTACCTAAATCACCTTTAGATATTTTATCAAGTGATTCTTCCATTTTAGCTGAATAATCATAATTAACTATATCAGGAAATGCTTGATCAAGGAAATGTGATAATTTAATTCCTTTTTCAGTAGGTGCTAATGCTTTACCTTGTTCTTCACAATATCCTCTTGTAGGATCAAGTAATGTACCTATAATAGTTGCAAAAGTTGATGGTCGACCTATACCTAAATCTTCAAGTTTCTTAACTAATGTTGCTTCTGAATATCTTTTAGGTGGAGATGTTTTCTTTTCTTTTAATTCAAGGTCTTTAGCATCAAGTTTTTCTGATACACAAATATCTAGACCTTGTACAATATCTTCTTCTAAATCATACACTTTGTAGAATCCAGGAAACTTAATGGAATGTTCAGAATATACAAACTTATATACTCCATTTTTAATGATAAAATCTACATCAGTTATGATTGCTTCTGACATCATCGAGGCAACAGTTCTGTTATAGATTAATGTATATACCTTAATCATCTGTTGATCAGCTATGTAACTTGATAATCTTTCAGGAGTCATTGTTAAATCAATAACCCTAAAACATTCATGACCATCTTGAGCATTCTTTGATTTCTTTACCTTTTTAGTGTCTCCTGAGAGATATTCCTGACCGTAATTTTCTTTAATAAAGGTCTTCAATGTTTCCTTAAATTCAGGATCCATTTCAGTTGAATCAGTCCTTAAATAAGTAACTAATGCTACGTGCTGTCCACCTATATTGATACCTTCAAATAAATGTTGAGCATAAGTCATAGCTGTTTTAACTGAATATCCTAATTTACTTGACACTTCCTGTTGGAATGTAGAAGTTGTAAAAGGTGGTTTAGGTGATACCTTTCTGTCATTGCTTTGAATATCATGAACTATATAAGGATATCCTTTGCAGTCTGATACAACCTTTTCAGCAAATTCTTTATCTTCAATAGTAGGTTTATTTTTCTTATCTTTAATTAATCCTTTATATTGAGCTTTGTACTCTTTCTTGTCTTTTATAAAAGGTAACCAGATTTCATAATATGTTTTAGGAATAAAGTTATTAATTTCCTCTTCTCTTTCAACAATAAGTTTTAATGCTGGAGATTGACATCTACCAACTGATCTACATCCTACTTTATTTCTTGCTATAGGACTCAATCTGTAACCAACTATCTTATCTAATGAAGCTCTCGCTAATGCCGCATCAGCTAGATTCTCATCCAATTTACCGGGATGATCAATAGCTTCAAGAACAGCTTTTTTAGTGACTTCATGATAGGTAACTCTTTTAAACTTCTTGACAGGGATATTAAGGAAATTCTTAAGATGATATGCTATTGCTTCACCTTCCCTATCAGGGTCAGTTGCTACATAAACTGTATCAGCTCTTGATACAAGTTCTTTAAGTTCCTTGACTGTTTCCTTTTTCTTGTCATCTATTACAAAATCAATATCAAAGTTTCCTTTGACATCAATTCCAAGATTATATAATCCACTATCTTTTATTTTTGCTATATGACCTACTGAAGCCTTAACCTTAATATTAGGCGGCAGAAACTGTGAAATAGTTCGAACCTTATTAGGACTTTCAACGATCATTAAACAAAATTTATCTTTACTCATCTATATAAACTCCATCAGTACATGTTCTTTTTAGGAATTGTTTTCTAATATCTGTACCTGTAAGAATATTATACACATCATAAGAACCTTCATAATAGTCATCATTTCTCAATGGTCCTATTTCAAGTGAAGCATCATATATCTTACTTACACCATTACGAATAACTCTTATCTGCTCATCTCCTGCAAATAAAGTAATTCCTATAAAGGAAATACCTTTATCATAAATATCTATATCAAGGTCCTTAGAATCATTCATGAAATTCATAATATTTAATTTAGGCATTTGTATCACCTACCACAAAATAAAATTTAAAGATTTGTATATTGAATTGTACAATACTTACTCATTTTATTATCAATAACATCTTTTACATCTAATATTTTATCAATATTAAATTTACTACGACCAGTCCTATCATTATACACAAAATATCCTTCACAAAAAGCTATTGGTTTACCACCTTTAAATGCTACTAATTTCTTTACATATGGAATTCTATTTTTAGATATTCTCCATTCATTTGCTACAGCATAATAAATACCTTTTTCTTCTACATTATCATCATTAGTTATTTTTACGTTAATAGCATTTTTTGTAGTGTCTTTCAAATTTTTCATATTATTTCATCTTACCTTTCTTTATTATTAAATTTTATATCTTTCGATAATTAAATCTCTCCAGGCTTCAAAAGCAAAATTAACTTCATTTTCATCCAAACTACTGGACAGTTCATATAAAATATCAATGTCTTTATCTAATTCAGGATCATCAATACAATCAGTTGATCTTTGAATTACACAAATACCATCATTATTAAAAGGACATAACCAATTATTACAAGTATTAATAAAGTATCCTTGTTCATAATCTTTATATAATGCTTCTCTTTCTGCTGGATATAAGTTAATAGTCTTCATATCTTTACCTCTATTATTATAGTAACAAATAAAAAGAGGATTGTAAACTAGTTACAATCCTGAGGTAAGAAAACTAACAATGACAAATGGTTGCAGGTAGAGGAGTTGAACCTCTCTAATCGGATTATGAGCCCGAGCTGGAACCGATCCAGTTAACCTGCGATGTGAAAGTGGGTAACCTTTACGTTACAAGGTAGCATCAAACCGCCTTACAACAACCACTTGAGGATTGGAAAGTTCCTGTTTTATGTCCGCACGAACTTACAAGGTGGACCCGCTACTATTTTTACAACGATGTACCTTCCTTCAATATCATCAAGGACCATGAAGGATAGGTTGTAGTGTAAGGTTTATCGTGAACCTAACCCCGTAGTTATAGTCCACGGTGCCTATGACTTGCCTTAGTGCGTTGATACATTAGGTGACCAGTATCAATATGGTGCCATTGGCGAATCCACCTAATCGCACATTTCAGGATTTCGTACAGCCAAGTTCTGTACACGGCATATTTTATGAGGTTTTACTTCGTATCTTTCTGGAGTGTCTCCTCCACAGGCTTACTAATCACCTCCAACCTGTAACCTTGTTACATCCAATTTATAGTCATAGTGGACTTGAAGTTTTTTCTGGCACGGGTTCTTACTTCCAAACCTAATATAACGTCAGCCAACTAACGAATACTTTTCTCACCAGGATTCTTATAACCACTTTCGTGGGAGACATTATGGCCTAACGAGAGGTATAGTATCAACCTGAAATTTGATTTAGGTAAGGATTTGCACCTTACAACCTTTCTGTGTTTGAAAGCATGGTTAAATGACAAACCATGC